TATATATCATGTGAGTTGGAGACATTCCCAACTGAAAATTATCTTGAGATTTCTTACAACTCTCATACGGAGATAAGTTTAGATTATGGAAAGTTTCAATGAAGACTCCTTCAATACCTTGAATAAGTTCTTTCACTTTCTTTACAGGATTATAGAACTCACAATCTTCAGGAATTTCTACATCCCAAATAGACACTAATTTGTTGTCAATAATACTGACAATATTTCCATATTTTCTGACAAAAGACTTGTCATAATTCCCATCATTTACTTGGTTTACTCTAAAGATTTCCTTGTTCAGAAAACCATTCAAGTATGTTTCCCAAATTTGGTCTCCCGAAACTTGGGATACATAAAGATTATTAGCAGCCATCTTACTGAACTGCTCTTGGATTAGTTTGTTAAATTCTGTAAAATTCATTTTATTGTTTTTATGATTATTTGTGCTATTATTGAAGTAAAGTATAATTTCAAATAAAATATGTCAAATGTCCATATTCCAGCAAGAATGGAGAAAAGACATACTACTATAGGTAAATAATACATTACACCTACTAAATAAAACCCTGTTAATTTAATACTACTACTCTTACATTTTTTAACACTCCTTGTTCTTTTTTTCCTCCTAAGAGTTTAAACGCATAAGGAGTGAGGTCTATTACCCTGTTTAATTTTTGGTAATTTCCATCTCTGAAAGCACCATTATCAGTGACAGTGAGTACAATACAAGTGTCTGTACATACTCTTACTTGCCGATTAAGATACTTTCTTTTAGCATTTGTATGCCTATAATAGGCACATGTCATTGCTGTAGGGTCATAAACACTACCATTGGCTGCAATACGTTTTGTATTGTAGTAATAGTAAGTGGCATTTCCTGTTTCTGACAAACCAATAGAATCAATTTTTGAATCTTTTGGAACTTTCATTATCCTACTTTCCAGGGCAGGTTTTACAGTTTTTTTTGTCAGTCAAACAGGTTGTTCAACATAAATCTCTTCTTTGTACTTAGGGGTTTCCCAGACACAAAGAGAGACAAATGCCACTATTAATAGCAATAATAATATTCTTTTCATTGTTCTTTTTTTAGTTCAACTCTTTGTTGAACAGAAGTTTTTCAACTTCATGGCAAAGATTGATATAGTTCTTAAATCTTGGAGCTAATCCAAGTCTGATTGCTACCACTTCTTCTCTTGTTTTTGCAAGGAGATTCTCATAATATGCTGTTAGCTTTTTTTGGTAATCTTTTGTAGCATTATTTTTCGCTGCTGCTACTACTCCCTTTGTTCTACGCTTGTTGTTTGTAAATCTCATGATTTTTTTTTGAAATTAAATCTTGTACTATTTTAAACAGTTTAAGTTTCCCATAGCTTTCGCTTGGCTACTTTGTATATAAAATGGCATTTGAGTGTACTTCATTGAAGACACTTTTCCAAAACCATCTACAATGAAATTAGGATTATTCGGGTCAATATATTCATGAGGATGATATGAATCAAACTCATAATACATTGCAGGCAATAATCTTGGTTCCATTTTAATCTCATCTTCTGGGATTAAAACTAAATCTTTTGCAGCAAATGCAGCATGGTAATAGATTGTTTTGGTTGACCTATCAACTTCCGAAGACTTAATAAATTGCTTTATTTTATCTTTTTCATAATCTTGTAAATATAGATAGTCTTTCAACTTACTATTATTACAAAATATATGAAGCCCATATTCGTTGGTTGTCCAACTTATTTTTGGTAGAGACTCTAAAGAAATTCCATATACTTTTAGGTTTTTATTAACTGTTATCAAAACTGTTAATTCTTTACCTATTAGAGACTTTTCAAATAATTCTAATTTGTATATTTTTTCTTTGTCAGTCATTTTTTTTATGTTTTCCAACCATTCTTTTCTTGGTAGGTCAGAAGACATAAATCCCCAACTATACAACTCTTTATTACTCATTTCTATTCCTACATCAAAGCCAAAACAATCTACAAAATATTTCCTTCCATTTGGAGAGAATTTTTTAAACTTTGCTTTGTGGAATGTACCTACTTCCAGCTTTTCTAAACAATCCATGAAAATCTTTTGATTCTCGTTTAAATTGCTTTTTTTAGAATCATTAGTAATAGCTTGAAACTCTTTGGTTTCAAAACTCTTTTTATACAGTTCCTCTAAATTTTTATCTATAGTTTCTTCATCCCATAGTTCGTTCATTTATTATTATTAGTTGGAGCACAAGGCTCAAATAATCTTCTTTCACGTTTTACGTAAAAATCGAAGATTTTGCAATTCTTCTTATTTCTTCTTCCATTTTCTTATAATTTTTTTTATTAAAACCCTCCACCTACAAGTAAGCAGAGGGTTTATTTTTTTTGGCGGTTTACTTTACAATGTGTCGAATTGTTTTAACAATGACCTTTTTAGGGTCATTTTTATCCGACATTTTAATTGTTTGGTAACGATACTTTTTTTCAATAATGGGTCTTGAGGTTTTATTCTCAAGTTCATTCAACAAGATTTCTCCCGTTTCAAATTGAGAATATCCATACTTTTCCTCAAGACTTTGTGGAAACCCTGTTACACCGCCGTGAAACGTTTTAAAGGTATTCAGGACACAATTATACCTTTCTTTTCTGAAAGGCAATCTGTCAAATTTTGATGGCTCTGGAATAAGCTCCAAAGCTTGCTCAAATGTCAATATTGAAGGAACTCCCTTGTCATTTTTAGAATCCAATAGCACTGACATTTCACTCCAGTTACTGATTCTCCCTTTTGAGGCGGAGATTTTTCCTGCCAAATCCTTTGACACCTTGTGTCTTGGGTTCTGGTCTTTAATGTTTTTCTTTTGTAACATATTCTTAAATATGAGTGGGACTGACAGGACTCGAACCTGTGACCTACTGCTTAGAAGGCAGTTGCTCTATCCAGCTGAGCTACAATCCCTAAAAGAAGGCTACATTTCTGCAACCTTCTGATTACTTATTCGGCAGTTTCAGCTATTTGCTTAGCCAATTCTTCTGCTTTTTTGCGAGCTTCTTTCTCGTCAGCAGTTTCAAGAGAGAACAACTGAGCAGCTCCCAAAGTTTTTGCTGCCAATGCGAACTCAATGCCTCCAATTACGGACAGTTTCGTAATTTGAAACTGCCGACCGTATTCATTGGGTTCAACCTCATCCACATTAATGAGGTACATTTTTCCAGGTTCAATGCCTGCTCTTTCAGCTACACTTCCATCCATAACCTGTCTTCCTTCAGGAAACTTTCCTGAAACTGGAGTTAAGTAAAGTGGCATGAGTCCGTTTTTGTTCGCTGTTGCAGGTTTGTCTTTAGTGCCCTGGAACATTCCCACTGATACAATTGTTTGATTTGAAATTTGAACTTTCATAAAATAATAAATAAATAATAAATAAATAATAATTTGCCTACTCTTTGAATGAGGGATTTTCGGCTTTCTCCCTATATATCTAACCTAAGTTTTTAAAAGAAACGTTGTTCATGCTCTACACCACCGAAGATAAATCTTCTCCCTAACAACTACATATTTGGAATGTTACTCCACTCAGCAAAACTTTTAATCAAAATCTGAGTCACCAATAAATGTTGATGTTTTCCTACTAAATTTTTATATTTCCACCATTTCAAAATTTCTATTTGGAAATTTTGTTTTTAGAGACATAAGTGCTCTTGATACATTGTCCAAGGTCATTCCACATGATTTTGCAGAATCCATTGAACAACATACATCCACACCTGATTTGCTAACATAAAAGCTACCAAAGTTATTACTATGGTAGATAATAGCGTAAGTTTTTTGAGGAGAATTCTCCTCTTTTTTCCAATCAAAGAATCCCATATTTTCAGGTTTTTATTATGTGACTTGTGTACCATACTTCATTACCTTGACTATCAATGTAGCCAAAACACACCTGAAATAATCCAGGGTATTCAAGTTTTCTTACATAACCTTCAATAACCTTTCCTTGTAACTCATTTCTTAGTGGCAAGGATATATTTTGAAGATTAGGAATCCATTTATCAACCATGAGACCATGATTTCCATCACACTTGTGAATTGGAAATTCTGATTCAGATGTTAAAACCCCTACAGTTATTTTTCTGACCTCATAGAATTGATAATAGAATTTACCCTTATACTCCACAACTATGAAAGTACTATCACTCCAATCCATTTCTTCTATTTCGGGCTCAATGCCTGAACTATCAGAAAGAGAAATGAAATAAGAATAAAGAGAGTGAATATCATCTGTCTTCAACATTGGCTGCATGCCATTAAATGTGCTCATATAAGGCACTCCTCCTATCACATCTACAACCCACTCTGGGTCATCGCTGTAAGGCTCAATGAGGGTTTGAGCTTCTACTTTATTACAGCCTGTAAAGACTGTTAAAGGAGCTACAATACAAAACAGAATAAAACAAATTGAAAATAAAATACTTTTTTTCACGATATTAAATGGTTTTTGTTTTTTTTAAAATTTTCTCAATCTCAAAACTTGCCTTTGTAGCAAACTTTGGATTTTTCATCAGTGATATAAACAGTTCTAAATTTTGAGCAGCAAGTTCTCCTTGCTGTACGGTCTCATTTATGGATTGAGTTTCAGCTTTCTCATAACCTCCATTCCAGATGGAATATGGTGAAGTTATAAGCATTTCAAAATTTACTTTTCTGGGTAAATCTTGTTTTTTTACAAGCTTGTGCTTTCTGTCTGATTTTTCTCTTTCTATTGCAGCAGGAGTTTCTTCCTCTACAATTTTGTCGTAGAATAAAGTAATTTGGTTTTCTATTTCTTTTTCAAATGCTTCCTTTTCTTTCTCTGACTGCAAGGAGGTTTTCTCTGAATGAACTACTTCAATCATTTGGTCATTGATTAACCAAATATAACCGTTATCATAGGAAGTTAATATAACTTCTTCAGGTTCTCCTTGATTTAACCATTCTTTGCAGAAATCTTCTGTCAAGGTGATACAATCATCACATGAACGTGATGAAGCAAACAATTCATCATTGTATTCAACTATGATGATAGTCGTATTATTGTTTTGTTTGATTTTACTAATTTGTACTTTCATTCTTGTTCAATTTGTTTTTGAAGTTCTCTTATTAACCATGTAATAGGTTTTTTATTTAGAAAATTTATATTTTAAATATTTATCAGTAATATCTTTAAAAAGATTACCATAAACACCTAAGTAATAAACTCTTTGATTAATTATTTTTATCATATTATAATAGATTAATATTTATAGTTTGAACCATTTATCTAAATGAGCCTTAAATTTACAATTATAATTCGGCGGAAAAAGACTTACAAAGGAAATAAATTTCATCTAAATTAATAATCTTACTGTCAATAGCAACATAAGATATATCTAAATACTTCTTATCTAAAAAGTAATCTTCTAAATCAATACTATCAACTACTTCTTCTAATATAGAAAAGTAAGGGTAAAAATCTTCATCTTGTTGTAAGTGAACTAATAATTTCTTTTTCATATTCTACAATCTCATTTATTTTAGGACAGTTTATTAATTATAGTGTGTCTATTGTATAATTATCTTCTCTTATACAAATTAATAAGTCTTTTGATTTCATAATATTTATTTTTAAAATTAGGCGAGTTAAAAACTAAAAAACAGAATAACCTAAAAGTTCCGTAACCTCTTTAACAACTTTATTATATTCTTCATACTCAAGTTCATTCAACATTTGAGTATCTAAAAACTCAATATTGTTATTCATACAATAATCATAAGCCTTTTCAATATCTGAAATACTTTTAAACCTATCATTAAAATACTCTGATTGATAATCCGCCCAATTAACGACGTTTCTCATTTTGTTTATACTTGTTATCATAATATTATGTTTTTAATTGTTAATAAATTTCCGCCGTAAAAAACTGAAAAATAAATTTTTTTATTTGAAAAGATTATTGTATAGAGAAATTAATTAAAAAGAAATTTCTGTTATGTAAATTAGACCTTTTCTATCTGATAAATAAAACATTGAAAATTCATTTTCATTACCTATTTCTCCGTCTAATTGATAATCATGTAGAAAATCCGCATCTGTTTCACTTTCAAATATTAGTATTTTTTCTCTTGTTTCATTTTGAAGTTTAACTTGTAATTCTTCTAAATTCTGAAATCATTTACCTACAAATGATTCAAATATATTTCTCAAATACACTTCGTGTTGTAAATTTGTGTCCTCTACAATAGTTTTTATGTTCATATCTTCTGTTTTTAAATTTTTATTTTCGGCGAAAAAGATTAAGAAAAAGAACTGTTAACTTCATATTCCATTTGCTCAATATCACTAAAAGAAACTAATTGAGTATCTAAACAAAAAGCTCTAACTGATTGATAATTTTCTAACCTACTAATATAAAACTCTGATTCTTCATTTTGTACTGCGAATTTATACTGCTCTTTCAATCTATTAAGATAGATGTTTTCTCTCTTGACCTCTTTTTGCCAAATTTCTTCAATTTCTCTACCTGTTAATTCCTCATAGTTATTTGCTACAGTAAACATTTTATCTTTTGTTGCTGTATTAGAGAAATATTTATTAAATAAAGTAGTTCTATTTAATAAATTTGATTTATCATTCCACCAGATTAATGCCTGATTTCTTGTTGATACAGTTTCATTTGTTTTCTGTTCCATTTTGTTTATTGTTTAATTTATTTAATAATAAAAATACAAGCGTGTTCAACCTTAGTAACTTTGTTAATTTTGGTATATAGAATGGAGAGATTACTTAATTCATGCTCTTTATCCAATCCTCAAATTTAATTTATAACATCCTCTGATAATTTAATATTCCTAGTCTGAGTTATAACACTAACAACATAAGTCACATCTTTAAACAGAAATACTGTACTTGTATTTTTTGTCAGGCTTATAGGAATCGAACCTATATCATAATTACTAGTAAATTATGGAGAACCATTCTAACTTAGCCTGTTTTGTTAGCTAGAAATCAACTAGCCAGCACAACGTTGTTGTTCCACAAATAGTACTTAGCTTGTTCGACATATAATCTTTTCAGATTAGTAACAAGTACAACAACTACTATACATCTATTACTAGATGCAAGGGATAAGTTTAATATTTACCTTAGGCTATACCTCCTAATCTTATCCTGCCTCCTACATACTTACTTAGATTGTATATAATTAAACCTACCTTGTGAGTTGGATTATCACCTTTTGAATAGTCTTTTACAGTAATTAGAGCTTTTAACTGCTATATGTAATTAACTAATATGAAGGATTTGGGGCAACCTTATTCCAACAAGATTGTGCTATACCCGTAGCCACGTTATAATTGTATTTTCAGTATGTATTCACAATTTCCACCAACTCTCCATGTATGTTTGGTCATTTGGTGTAATATGTTAAAATGTAGGTTATTAGTCCATAAGTGAGCATTAATCGTTATCTTATCTATAATAACACTACATTCATTTACTAAAACCTTTTGATTAGCATTTATACAAGATTTACTGCCTTATATTGCTCATATCAAAAGTAACCAGAAAACTTTGATATAGTACAACAAGAGTTCTCTATTGTACTTTCATTCTTACTACCTTAACAGCTTCCTTTGTGCATATCTGCACAACATCAGAGTTTCAGCTAATTAAGCTAAGGAGTATAAGACCGACCTTGCATTAACTGTAATATTCCTTACTATGACTTTTCAAAAGCCTGGCTGTGTAAGTATTACATTGTTAATATATCAAAGAAACTGGTACCCTCAAGGACTTGGGAAGTTATTAAGTTTTTTATTTTACAATGACCTTTTAACTCACACGATTTTCTCAATGTGAAACTTGTAATAAACACTTACTTAGTGCGTATATCTTTATCTAATCAAATTAATGAATAGAGATAGCTTTATTACAAGAGGTTTCAACTTTTATTATACACGTTTATCTCCTCGTCAGATTATCACGTGTTACAATACTTTTCTATAAAAGATTGTATTGTACTTTTAGGTATATCAGGATATAATTTTTGTATATTACAAATTCTTTCTCCATTCAACCTACTATTTTTTATATGTTCTTTTATTTCCTCACTTAACTTTTGATTATTTTTAAATTGTTTTTTATGATTAGTATAACTATTCCAGATAGAACCGTTCTTAATCCCAATGATTGTACTTTTACTTATTTCATAAATTTTAGCTAAATCATCAATTTTAATATCTGATTTATATATTTCAATAGCCTTTTTTGATGTAAGTTTCGCATTTCCTCTGGGATTATATATTCCAAAACAACCTTCTTCTCCCCCAATTGTATGATTGACAAGATTAAATCCCCAACATTTACATTGAGAAATCCAATATTGTTCCCAAAAAGAATATTCCTCAAATACTTCATCTAAAATAATATAATAAGGTTTTAATCCTTGTACTTTTAACGATTTAATCCAGGAACTTTTATGAGATTTTGATTTATCGCTTAAGTGGTTATAATATCTGTTTTTAATTGAATTTGTTTTTCCTACATATCTTATTTTATTTGTGATTGGACACATTAAAGCATAGATATAAATCACTTTTACTTTTAGTTGTATAAAAAATCAGATTATTTTCGTGGCATTGGATTACCTATGCTATTCTTTTTAAGCACATTGCGAAGGTAAGTTAATATCCATGTCATCCACAGATATTACACCGCATTTTCCAGTAAACTATTTCTTATAGCTCATTATATTTTAGTATTGCATCAATCAGACGAGAAGTTGTATAAACTACTTGTTTTTGATGTTCTACTACAAATTCAGAAAATAAATCCCCTGTAACAGTTATTTTACTAACTACTTTAAGTGATTTGTTTTCTCCTTTTCCAAATGAACCTGCTAATTGTGAAGAACATTCAAAGTTTTCTAAATTTGTTGTTTGAAGTGTGTGTTTCATCTTATTTTACATATTTTACAACCTGCCAGTTGGTTTTAAATGAGTGAATAAAAAATGAAGGTTTATAGATTACCTACAACTGCAATACATTATTCCATAATTCCATTAATACATTCTTCAGTATAAACAATTTGCTTTAAATTATCTATTGCTAAAGAAACATCATTAGAATTAATTAAAGGTCTTTCTAATATAGATATAACCTTTTTTAGTTCTTCAATTAGTTGTTCTGAACCCATTCTTACAAGATATTATTTTATAACACACTTTATTATTAGGTAGTGTTGAACACCTGATTTGAATAGTTTACTCTATTTATTTTTCATTTGAGGATACCACTCATCTTTGAATTTAATGTAATCCTCTAATGTATTCATTTTGTCAATTTCAATAAGATGAAAAAGTTCATCTATTGCATATTTTACAATGAAACTATTATTAGGATTCATAGCATCTTTTATAAGTGAATATGCTTTTAATACAAATTCTTTGTTCATTTTATTGAGATTTTAAATTGTTTTACAACTAACTCTCAGCTTAGTTGTTTCTCTGGATTTGAATAGTTTACTCTATACTGCTATTACTCGCACGATTTAACGCCTGTTGCAGTTTCCCTATTTAATAGGCAGACTTTTGTTTAATATCAACAACCCCAGAATTATTACTAATTCGTGTAAACTTATTCAGGCACAAAAGGTTAAAAAGCCTAATTAAGTTATTTACAGTTGATATATTATTAGAAGGTTGTGTTTCTATGATAGAAATAGCTTTATTTGTCGGGCATCCAGCCCAACCTTCCACATAACCCACAGTTTTATTAGAACATCTTTATGCTCTAATATTCTTTCATAATCCCATTCTGGGATTATGAAATAATTTTCATCAACGTGGTATTCTGCATAGGGGGCTATGCAGATAAACAAAACGTTTGGGTTTTGGGAAATGTCCCCTACAGTTGTACTTGCTCCGAGTGAATGATAAATCAGGATGTTATATCCCGATTTATCTGCTTCGAGATTTGAGGGGATTTTTTCTATCCTTTCTGTCTTTGTCATTGTGGGGGTTTTAAACCCCCACGCCTTTTTTCCTACTAGGTGAATCATGGTTTTATTTTAAATTAAAAAGGTTATAGTTTCCCTCACCATTTCTGGAATATTGGGAAACTTATTAAATTTTTTTTAGCGAACAGGAATATCAATCAGATTAGACAAAAGAAATACATCTCCTTCCCAAAAAACTCCCTCACATTCAAAAGAGTAATATCTTGACGACAATGTTGGAGAGTGATGAGTGTTTTCACCTATTGGGTTATTGGAGATTCTATGTTCTTTGGTAATAACACTATAATGCTGAGCTGTGTTATTCCATTTGCAATAGATTTTTTTCCCCTCTTTAAATAATCTTACTATTTCATACAAGTTCTGATTTTCAATAAAGGTTTTGAACCTCCCATGTATATCTTTTAAAAATTCTTCCTCATCTCTGAGGTATGGGCTTACACCTTCTATCAAGCGGATGTTTTGAGATTTCAAAAAATTTTTGAATAATTTTTCTATCTCCAATACTCTATCATACGGAGTTCTGAAGACTTGTTGACAATACTCAATTTCTTCTTTGAATACTAAAACTCCTTTGAAATACAATTCTAAAATAAATCTGTGTGTGTTGGAGTAAAACTCCTTTTTTAGATTACTTGTAACTCCTTGCATAATAATTAGTTAGTTACTGCTAACAACAGGTTCTTAATAAGTTTGAGCTACCATGCACTTCTCTCTTTGGATTTCTCCTCAAGATTATTTATCATTGTTTATAGTCTATGAAAGGAACATGAAAGACTGTTTACAACATCATCGTAATAATATGATGATATTGTTTTTTTTTCTGTTGCTGATGTGTTGAAATACATAGATGATTGATTGTACAACCACATTATCAATAATAAAGCAATTGCATAGCATGATAGTGTGCCACTTTCTGTATAGCTATGTGCTGGAGAGCACAGCATAAAGAGCAACTTTGTTAAGGTAAGTTTACTTCTCACCCCAATTGCTTTATATTGAATAATTAAACAGGCTATAACTGTTATACTCTATTGAGTATAGCTTGATTTCCACATTTCCCTATGCCTTGGGAAATATATATAAAAGAATAAGAGAGGGTAAAATGTAACCCTCTCATTATCACTTTATTATAGACATTTAATGTCGCTCAAAACGACACAATCTGTCGTATAAAACGACATTCACTTACAAATTCTCTTATAATATTCATTCGTAAGTTTAGTTCCTTCAAATAATGTGGCAATATCCGAATTAATCATTTTACCACCAAAGCTAAGATAAGGATTTAATATCCAATACTTTGTATAAGGAACATTTTCTTTGACAATATCAAACTTAGCATATATTCCTAATTGATGAAGTTTCTCAAAGAGTAATTTAGCTTTTCTTCTATCAATATTAAATACTTCTGCTATTTCAATTTGAGTTGTCTCATCACTCAAAGGTTCAAGAGAATTAGTATTCATCTTAGCAAGTCTGCAAAGTTTCATTGTAACTCTCAATTCCAAATCAGATAATACTGTCTCTAAGAACTCCCACGATGGTGTAAAGGATTTTTTCCATTCCTTTTCATCTTTACCAAATAATTGCTTATCTTTTGGTATGTTGTTAACACGTTTAGTTATCTCAACTAATTCCCCTGTTACAACATTTACCTTAACTGCTTTTTCATCATGGTGCAGTTTTACCACTTGTTCATAATCCTTTTTCATTAATAGATTTAGTTAAGCCAATTATTTTATCTATTAACGAAATACAAAAAGCCTAATCAACCTACAATTTGCAGATTGATTAAGCCATCCTACTTTTCTTGGGTTTCGGTACATCCCACAAACCTTCCTCCCAATTTAGGGATTTAGGTTCAGTTAAAAAACACCAACCTCACTCATTTTGAGCAAGGAAGGTGTCCATTAACAACTCAATTTTGAACTCTGCTTACTACCCTTTGGGCTAAGTATGAGTGAGAACTAAGTTGTTAGCAAGAACTTACAGCATAAACCCTTAGAGCAGGGTAGGATAAACCTACTTACTTCTAAGGTAAACTGCTGTCAAGCGATAACTTATCGCTTGTTTGAAAAAAAAAAGAAAAACAGGTTACCACTAAGGATAACCTGTTATACATTTAGAATAGGATTTCTTCAAGTTGGAATTGTTGGTATGTAGTACCATTAACAGTTTTGTCTTGTGTGTACTTAGCCATAATACCTGCTGATTGCTTCAACTCAAACATATCACGCATACCGAAGGACATTTTGTCTCCTATGATAACAGTGATATTGTGTCCGTTGGCAGTACCTTTGATAGCTGCCCAATCTTTGATGTAAGTAAAGCCTGTTACATTTACTTTGTAAGATGTACCAATGGTCAAAGGAGCGTTAGCGACAGGAGATGGTGTAGTTGTTGCTGTATTAGCCATAATATTTAAGAATTAAATTTTAAATAATGTACCCCAAAGAACAATCTCTATTGAGACTTTGCAGAGTGGGGTATAACCTCTGCAAAATTAAGAAGGGGTGGTCAATCTGGTACTGCCTCTACACATATATTACTTTCAATGTATTGAACCATAGGGGGTTATGAAAGTATTATAAAAAGATAGGGGTATCAAAAATATCAAGAATTAAAAAATCGTTATAGGATAAAATTACTTTATATCAACTAATATTAAAATGAGAGAAATGTACATTTACAAAATAACAAACTTAGTAAACAATAAAATTTATGTAGGTCAACATAAGGTTCAAAACAAAAGAAAAGATTATCTTGGTTCAGGAACTTTGTTAAGAAAAGCTATTAAGAAATATGGTAGAGAAAATTTTAAAAAAGAAATTATTTGTCATTGTGAAACTGATAAACAATTATCTGAAATGGAAACCTATTGGATTATAGAATTGAAAACTACTGACCCTGAAATCGGATATAATATTTTAACAACAGGATATGTTCCATCAGAAAGAAAATCAAGGTTTACAGCAGAAGAAAAGTATGAAAGAGGTATAGTACAAGTAATTAAAGCAAGAACAGCAAAACCTTTAATATGTACAAACACAGGAATTATTTATAGGACAATGGCAGAAGCAGCAAGAGCTATTGGAGTAACCTATGAAAGAATGAGATGTCATTTAAATAACCCAAACAAGGCTTATAAACTTACTAAACAAAAATTGATTTTTAAATTTCTTGAAGGACAAGAATTAGAAGATTTTTATAAACAATATGAGTAAAGTTTCTACAAACACATCATCATCAATATTTTAAAACAAGCTTATGGTACACTTACAAAATGTAATGGGGTTAAAATATATATAAATAACTACGGGGCTATGTTACATCATATCTCCCTAATAATCATCATATTTTACATTATTTTAGTACAAAGCTTTTCATATTTCGTTAATAGGTCATGAAACAAGTTTTTAAACTATCAAATAGTGAAAATTATATGTAAAAGTAAACAAGAACTCATTACCAAGGTGTTAATATTACCTACTCCTAACCTAACAGAAAAGCTATATAGTGTTTTATTAGCTTTATTACAGGAATGGAAGCCTAATATTATCCTTAATGATGAACTAAAGAATAAATTATGTGAGACATTGGACTATCAAGGTGCTAATAAGTGGCAGACCTTATTAAATGATATAAATAGATTAACAAATGTTCACAAAGAAATAGGAAATGTAGCAAGTCCTCTTGTACTACCGAATTTTAGTAAGAAAAATAAACAAAGGACACTCTCTTTACATCCAGAAATAGAGAAAGCTCTCTCAAGTAAGTTCACTAAATTAACAGTTGAATACACTTACAGATGAGGTTTATGTAAAATTAGGAGAAAAATATCCTAAAGAAAAGTTAGAATATATTTATAATAATTTCTTTCTTCTTATCAGAGAACTGATTAAAAGTAAATTGACAGCAAGCATATACATAAGTAATTTTGGTGCTTTTTTTCTATCAGCAAACATGATAAAACATAAGATAAAAAGATATGAGAGAATGGAATTAGATACAACAGAGCTAAAGGAACTTTTAGAAGTGTCTAAAAACTATAACATTAATGCAGATTGTCATCAGAGAAAATCTAAACGCAACAGTGTTTGAGTATGCTGAAGATTGGAAAATTGAAAAGAGTGAAATCACTGGACATTTTAATGTTCTCATATACACAAACAAACAAATTGTAGGGATATTACCTTACAATGTAAAAAGCACAGTGATATTAATAGATTATGGGTATTTTGATGACCCAGAACCAAGAGAAGCTATAAAAGCATAACTAACAATAAATGAGTTTAACGATGAACCAAGTTCATGACAGACAAATGCAACTTCAGGAAACAATGACTTTAGATGGGAAGAAAATAACTCTCACAAAGCTTAGAAAAATTATTAAAGCTGCTATTGCCAAACTTGCAATACCTGTAATAGCTACAATGGGAGCTAATGGAATGTACCATATTTTTAAAAAGGAAACAGTGTTTGGGCACACAGCAGAAATTACAAATGATGGAGTTACAGTGGCTAAAAGTTTATTACCTTTACAAGATGAGCCAGAAAATATCATAGCAAGTATTATATTGGAAGCAGCTCAGAAAACAGCATTTGTAGCAGGTGATGGTACTACAAGAACCATTGCAATGATTTATAAGATGATTGACACACTTATAAATAAATCATTCTTAGCACAAATGAAAGAAATGGTGAAAAGTTCTAATCCATATAAAATTCAAGAAGGTATTGAACTTGCTGTTTCAAGAGCACTTGCTCACATTGAGAAGAACAAACGTCCTGTAGATTTAGATGACCTTTGGAAAATAGCCTACACATCTTCTCACGGAAATAGAAAAGTTGCAGACAATATTAAAAACCTATATTCTCAACTTGACGATTGGAGTGTAAATGTAGATTTTGAAGATGGTATTTCTTTTGAGGATAAAGTTGTTAAGAAAATTGGATATAGAATTTCAATTAAGTCTCCTTCAGTGAATGTACACATTCCTCCTAAAATTGAGAATCCCAGAATAATTCTTTATAATGCAAAATTGGATGATTTTGGAATACTCACACAAAACATTCACTTTAGAGTAATGAGAGATACAAGTCCTGTTATATTCATTGTAAAGGAATTGAACCACTCATTAGTGGAACTTGCTAAAGAAATGGAAAAGTCCTACAAAGTTCCTATTTACATTGTAAAAGTTGATACTTATGGACAAGAAGTAGATAAACAGTTTGAAGATATTTGTGCAATGGCAACTGCTGAAATACTGGAAGTAACAGATGAAGATGGTAACGTCATTGAACAGCAGTTGAGTTGGAGAGACAATGCTATTTTGAAGAATAAAACTACCATTCCAAAACTAAACCCTGAAAGCCCTTCACCCTTCTATGAGCTTCAAATTAAATCAGCTCTTTTGACAGGAGAGGAGTGTATATTTGAGTTTCTCACAGAAAAAAAGGTTACAGATGCTTACATTGAACTCATAAGTGATTTTGAATCTCAAGACCCAGTTCTTATTAAAAATCACACTGAGAGATTAAATCGTTTGAAATCAATAAGTTGTACATATTATGTTGGAGGTAATAGTCAGACAGAAATACAAACTAATAAATATCTTGTTGAAGATGCTCTTATGGCTTGCAACAGTGCGGTTAAATCTGGAGTACTTCCTGGAGGAGCTTGGTTTGATATTAACACTGCTATTGTGTTAGAGAAAAATAAACCATCTGACAAAGAAGTATTGTTGGGATATGAAGCTGTCATTGAAGCTTTAAAATATGGACTGAAAATTATGTGTAATAGTGGTTATCAAGACTATAGAAAAATTTACGACAATTATAAAAACGGACAACATTTGTTTAATTTTAGCACATTTAAATATGAAAATATCTATACAAGTAATATATTAGATTCGGCAGCAAGTTTAACAGAAAGTTTGAAAAATTCACAACAAGTGCTAAATAATTTCATTAAACTGAAAAGTTTAACTCACTAACAAAATATGACTATAGTAAAAAAAGCAGCAAAAGTAAATGATAAAATATCTCAAGAAGAAATTGAAATCCTTAAAAAAGAAGAGAGTTCTCTTTTAGAAAGAGCTAAGAAATATAATGAAGAGTTTATGGACATCCCTGACAACTACAAAAGCTTTGTACCTGCTCCTAACATGATGTTAGTGAGGTTAAAATTGGCAGAACAACCTAAGTTTGACATCACTTCATTTGAGCAAGAAACTAATGCCCCAAGAGGAACTTTGATGAATTGGTATGCCATGGGTGACTCACTTAGAGGTCATGGTATTGTTGTTGCAGGGAGTTTACCCTTCGGTACAAAAGTAACAGTTTCTCCAGCAACTTTCTATGGTCAAAATTGGATTATTTCTAAAGAGCATGTATTTGAAACTCCTGAACACACTTTACCTGGATTTTTCCTCATGCCTAAAAACTTTATTTTGGGGACATATTAATCACTTATAACTACAGATAAAATGAAAAGAAATTTCATAACAGTTGAACAAGGAACAACTTATAATCAAATAACTGATAATGGACTTGAAGAATCTATATTAGTTGAATCTATGAAAGATAGTATAAGTATTTCAAAAAATTGTTTAGATGTTTCTTTTGTTAGAGGTGATAAAAACAATAGAGGTGTACCAAGAGTTGATGGTATTTTATATGAAACCTTATTGGCTATGATGATAGCAGACTTGAAATATAAGAATAATTTAGTTCCAAATAGACACACTTCAATTGCTATAACTCATTTAGAAGATACTTTATTTAGATTGGAAGAAAGAGCTATAGAAAGACAAATAGTCGGAACACTTGGTACTTATCAATAACTAAATGAGCTATCGTATAACGGTATATTACATCTGATTTTGATTCAGATAATTAAGGTTCGATTCCTTATAGCTCATCTGTGATATTAGTTCAGTTGGTTAGAATATCTGATTGTGAGTCAGAAGGTCGTGGGTTCAAGTCCCACATATCACCAAATGGACATGTAACAGAGTTAGTCAATGTGCTGGTCTGAAAAACCAGAAATAAAGGTTCGATTCCTTTTGTGTCCACATATAACAACTAAATGTTTTATGACAAAAAATGATTTAGAAAAATACCTAAGAGAAATATACAGTCAAAGAGAAGAAAATGCAAAAAGAAGACCTTCATTATATTTCATAGTAGATGAAAATGGAAATAGCTTAGGCATGGAAATGTTCAATGGTTTATTGAAGAAACTCGCAAACAGTATCATATCAAAAGATTCTTTTATTCTAAATGGTCGTGGTAAAGTATTTGTAATAGACTTACCTGAACCCATGAGTAGAGAACAGATAAAAAACACATATTTGAATAAAAGTGTAGCTATTGATTATGCTTTTTATGACGTTATTGAACTTCTTGCTGCCAATAAGATTTCTACCACTGTTGGTTTATTAACTAAAATTAAAGATGAAGATTAATAAGTATTTTGACATGAGAGAATTTATTCCAAAATCGGAATACAATAAAATAATGAAGTTGAGAGAAGATGATAGATTAAATGCTTTCTATAAACTTATTAAGCCAGAACTTGTAGAACTTGCTGTTTTTATAAGAGAGTTCTTTGGAAAACCTATGATTATCAATAATTGGCATAAAGGGGGTACTTATAGCTTGAGAGGTTGGAGACCTTTAAATTGTCCAATTGGGGCTAAAAATTCTGACCATAAAAAGAAGATGGCTATTGATTTTAATATATTAGGTTTAACAGACGATGTAGTAAAAGAAAAAATTATAGAAAATGAAAAAGCTTTTTATAAAGCAGGAGTAAGAAGATTAGAACATAAAGATTTTGCTAATAGTTGGACACATGTGTCTATAAACGATAGTGTTTATCATAATGGAAAAATTAATATATTTAAACCATAGTTTATTAATAGGAATATTTATTGTAGGATTCTTAGCCATAATAGCATCAATGTTTGATAAGAAAGATAAAAAATTTTATTTAGAAAATGAACATTTTAGATATAAGAAACCTTTGAAAGTAATTGAAAAAGATAAAGAATTTGTAGTTATGTTAAATAACTTAGAACTAAAAATAAAATGAGTTTAGTAAATATCATAAATAAAGTATTGAAATCCGATAAATATTATAACATAAGTGAATTAGGCGATAATGGAGTAGAATTTTCAGCACCAGGTTTTTTTATGGGAAAGTTTGTTTTATATGATTGCGAAAAGAATTTTATATTTTTACAAGGCAGTAGAGCTGAATTTAAGGAAGATGTCACAGGTTTAACTTGGGAAGAAATAGCTGAAAAGATTATTTTTAAATTAGATTGGAGAAAGAGACTTGGGGCTATTATTTATCAACCAGAAGACGAAAAGAAAGAACTGTTTTGTGAAAAAGTAAAATATGAAGGTAAAGCTGATAAAACCTTAGAAGAAAAACTTGGTTCAGAAGAATATAAAAAATTTATAGAACATTGTGAAGAATTTTGTAATAGACCTTTATTACCTTCTGATATTTTTAATTTTGAAGGAAATAACCCTTCATTCAAGAATTTAAAACAAAAGGTCGTTACATTTACTGAAACTTATGTAAACAGTAAAGGGGATATGTTACAATTTACTTTTGTGGCAGAACCAATGTTAGAAGATAAGTATTATCAAAGGACTGAATATAAGCCAAGAAAAGAATTACAAGATGGATTAGGTAATTATTTCACTACAACTACTACACAATGAATTTAAAGGAGCAAATAAACCAACTGAATGACATACAAGATGGTTTTAAGAATCTATTCTTGAGCAAGATAGGATTGTTAGAAGATTCTAAAATTGAGGAGGGATTAAGACGTGCTGCAATATGCAGTAAGTGTCCATTACTGTCTAACGAGACGTGTAATCCCAATATGGAAGGTATTGTTGTAAGGAGTTTTACCTACTATGGTGAAAAGTTTCAAAAGGGAGATGTTAATAAAGGGTGTGGATGTGCAATGAAATCTAAATGGTTAAGTTCAGCAGCAAAATGTCCTCTAAATGCTTGGAGCAAAGAACAGAGTGTGGATGAAGAACTATCTTAATATGTTTTGGAGAAATTGGACTAAATGGTATCATGTAGCTTTTGTAGAAACATTTAATTCAGGTTGCAGTACTTATGAGCTATTTAAAAGAGATATTGGATTGAGTCAATATAAAAAAGTATTTGTTGGAAAACATGTACATGGATTGGTTAACAAGATGAATCTGCTTGATTCTCAATTGTTTAAGAGAGCTTTCATTAGCTCTTTTTTTGTTTACATTTTAAAAATCGTTAATGAAAAGAAATGAATTACACTACTAAATAATGGAAGTAAGACAAGAAGAATATTACATTTATATTACTACTAATTTAATCAATAAAAAATTTTATGTAGGGCAACATATTGTTGATAATTCAACGAAAGATACTTATTTGGGAAGTGGAAGATTATTTACTAAATCTTTAAATAAATATGGAAGAGAAAATTTCAATAAAGAAATTTTGTATTATGCTTATAGTAAAGAAGAAGCTAACGAAATGGAAATTTGGTACATAAATAAATTAGATGCTAAAAATAAAAATATTGCTTATAATTTAGCCGAAGGAGGAGGTAAAGTAGGAGATTGTTTAGGTAAAGAAATAATGTGTATTGAAACAGGAGTTATTTATAAATCAATAAGATTTGCAGGAAGAGAGTTAGGAATTTCTGGAACAAATATTGTATCGCATCTTAAAGGTAAAACTCTATCTGTTAAAGGATTACATTTTAAATATGTCAATGAAGAATCTCCTAATAGAATCCCTATTTATAGAAAAGAAAAGATATATTGTTTAGAAACAAATAAAGTTTATGACAATGTAAAGCATATTTGTGAGGAGTTAAAATTAAATGAATCATGTGTAAGTATGACATGTAATAGAAAGATTTCAACAACAGGTGGTTATCATTTAAGATATGAAAATGATTCTAATGAATCTATAAAGACTGACACATTAAGAAAATCAGTTACTTGTATAACTGATGGTAAAACTTTTAAATCAGTTAAAGAAGCTACTCTATATTATAAATTAGGAAAAGATACAATAAAAAGAAGTTTAAATGGTAAAAAATTACCAAAAATAGGCTTAGAATTTAAACTAACAAACTAAATGGATAGTAATCAATTTGTAGATATAAAAGCTTGTGAAGTCTTTGAAAGCAATCCATTCATTAATAACAATCACTTGAAGTATATTGAACCTTATTCTCAATTGTACGAAAGAGATAAGTCGAAAGATAAAAAAAGAGCAAGTAATGAATTTTATGCTATATGGGTTTTAAACTCTCCTGATGAACAGGAGAACAAGTATCTTCGACTTTCAAAAGATAAAATAAAAAAATTGGTAGAAGAAAGATTTAAAATAGATTGGGAAGATAAACTTTTTAAACAATGTTTAGAAGATTATCCATCTAAAATAATGACAATCCCCGAAAGAGCTTTATCAGCTATTCAGCAAAAAGTTCTTGAAAGAGAACATATTTTAAGAACAGAAAAATATCCTGATGATATTTATAAGAAAGATGAACAGGGTAAATATATTAAAGCAGGAAATACTTTTATGAAAGTTACTTACACCCATGATGTTTTAGATGGGATGCTTAAAACATCATCTCTTATAATGAAGGACTATAAAGAGTGTGCTAAAATGTTTGCAATAGAAAAAGATAATATATCAATCAGAGGACAAAGAAGAGCTACTGATTTTGAAGACGGTTCACTATTTTCTGATTATGACTTCTGAAGAAATATATGAAAATTTACGATTTATAGAAGACATACCCTTATTACAAATAACAGATAGAAGTGCCTTTTTAGTAAAACACCCTCATTATCACCCTTCTACCAAGCAATATAAACAATTTAAAATAAAGGAATATGAACATTGCATTTATGGAAAGTGGGGGAAACAAAAGGATAAGTGGAGATGGATTCCTCCTATGACATATCTCTATTGCAATTATATAAAAATTGAAATGGAGAATGATAAAAAGGAAACTGTAATAAGATTAGCCTCCTTAGATGATGTAGAATGGATTATAGGATATGCTTTTGCAGCTTGCTATGGTTTTTCAGGTTTTGAAAAAGAAGAAGAATTTTCTTGTGATAAAGCTCTCATAGACCAATATGAAATGATTTTAGCTAAAAGACATAAAGAAAGATATGATAGTTTACTAAAACCAAATGGAGAGTTCAAAACATATATTACTGTTGAAGATTATTTATATAAAGAGCATGACCAAGATAAAGGTAAACCTCTTTGGTATAATGAAGCAGAGGACTTAATGATTTTTGGTTCAAGAAGCTCAGGTAAAATGCTACAACTTGATGAAATAGTCCGTACATATAAAGGATGGACAGCTATGAAAGACTTAAAGATTGGTGATTTAGTATATGGTTCTGATGGCAAATTATCACCTATAACATTTGTATCAGAAGAGCAAACTGGAGAATATTATGAATTAACTTTAAGAGATGGTAGAAAAATAGAGGCTTGTGCTGACCATTTATGGAAAGTTTGGGATAAGAATAAGAATAAAGACCCTAAAAAAGAAAACTATTCTGTTATTTCTACGAAAAACTTATTTAAAGATTATTGTTGGGACAGGAAGGACTCACGTAAAAAAGGTGAAATGACTAAGGAATACAGATATGCTTTACCTACAAATGAAGCTATTAGTGAAGAATCAGAGTTACCGCTTGACCCATACTTATTAGGATTATTATTAGGAGATGGTTGTATAACAGGAGGTACTGCTCCAAGTATTGTTTCTGATGACAATGAAATTATTGAATATTGCATAAAGCAATGCGAATTAAATAATTGGAGTTATAGAATAAATAATGATAAGAACCCTACTATATTCTTTACGAATAAAAACAAAGAGGTTTCCTTATCTCATATACTTGAAGAACTGAATTTATTAGGTACTAAATCCAATAGTAAATTTATTCCAGAGCAATATTTGTATTCTTCTGAAAAGAATAAAATGCAATTACTTAGAGGTTTAATGGACACAGATGGTACAGTTGATAAAAGTCATATAGAATACTACACCGTATCTAAACAATTATGCGAAGATATTATGAATTTATGTAGAAGTTTGGGTATAAACTGTAATTCAAGGATTAAAAAAACTCATTATAAAAAAAATGGAGTTAAAATAGAATGTCAAGATTGTTATAGAATTTCTATTTTTACAGACAAACACATCTTTAACTTGAAAAGAAAACAGGATAAAATAATTAAGGGTAGTAACAGGAGTTATTCAAGAATAAATAAAACTTTTATAATAGATATAAAACCTGTTGGTAAAAGAGTAGGGAAGTGTATATCAGTGGATAATTATGATAATACATACATCACCAGAGACTATATAGTTACGCATAATACATTTAGTATTATTGGTTTATGTTGCTACTTGCTTCTTATGGATGGTACAAAATCTATAAGCAAAGATTGGATAAATTTAGATATATCAGCTAATATAATTGCAGGAGCAGCAGGAGATTTACCTTTACAAGAAATTAACAGACGTATAGAAGTTGCATTAAACTGCCTTCTTACAGATGAAGATTTAGGTGTATATAAAGCTCCTGGTATAGAACCAATTCCTCTTATAGGAAGACACTTCTTAGGTCAGACAAATAATTATCTTAGATATAGATATATAGTTGGAGGGAGGGAATCAGGTGGTACAGGAAGTTCATATAGACCAGTTTCTTATGCAGCAAATAAAAAAGGGGCTACAACAAGTGCTGCTTCAACAAGGGTAGCTTTAAGTGTGGTAGATGAATGTGGTAGAATGCCAGTATCTATTAAGTCAATACACGGTTCAAACTCAGCTCTTTGTAGAAGAAATACAAAATTTGGTGTACAACTCATGGCTGGTACAAGCTCAAGTGATTTAGATTTAGTTCAAGAGGCAAAAGAAATGTTTACAAACCCCAAAAGTTTTAACATGCACTCTTTTAGAAACCCTTACACTAAAGAAGCTGTTTCTGAAACAGGTCTTTATTTACCTGCCATATTAGTACAAAGGGCTTTCAAAGATGAAAATGGAAATACTCTAGTTAGGGATGTATTAAAATATTTTGCAAACAGAAGAGCTAAATGTGAGACTCCTGATGCTTTAAGAGAAGAACAACTTAACTATCCTATTCTTGTAGAAGAAATGTGGTATTCAAGAAAAGGTTCTATCTTTAATAAAGAGCAAGCTAAAAAAAGATACCAACAACTGTTACTTCTAAAGAATCAAGGTAAAGAAGAAACCTTTAGAAGATTTGCTAACTTGTTGTGGAATAATGGAAAAGTGGAAGTGCAGTTTATAAATCCTAAAGAGGCTATTAAAATGGATAATTTCCATGAGTCTCAAGGTAGTAATGCTGCTAAAAATAAAAAGGGTGACACTGACACTGATATTATTATTTATGAAGAACCTGAATATGGTAAAGATGATATGTATTGGTTTTCTTGTGATACTTATGTAGCAGAAGAAAAAACAGAAGGAGAATCATTAGGGAGTATATTTGTTTTTAAAAACCCTAAGTATATTATTGAAGGGAAAACAGGAAATATAGTAGTGGCAGAATATACAGGAAAACCTGACAATAGAGATAGGTTTTATGAAAAGTTAGAGTTATTGATGGCTTATTATGGAAACCCTAAGAGGTCATTAATGTTTGAAGCAAACAGGGGTTATGATAAGTTAGTAGAGTTTTTCACTAAAAAGAAAAAAGAATGGTTACTTGCATTTGCTCCAACCAACTATGATGGAAAAGCAAAAGTTACATTTTCGTTAAAGTATGGATATATTATAGGACAAAATAAACCTGAGCTTCTAACACAATTTTCTGAATGGTTACAAGAACTAACAACTTTACACTTAGATGGAGAGAAATTAAATGTTGAAAGGATAAATTCTCTTGGTTTATTAAGTGAGATAATTCATTATGATTTTGAAGATGATAAAAGTAAGAAATCAAATTATGACAGGATAATGAGTATGTTAGGTTGTATGATTGCAAAAAGAAATGTTTACAATCAATATGAAGAAAAAATTCTAAAAGAAGATGACAATATTTATTCAGCTTTTAAAAATCGTAAAATGAAAACTCGGTATAAAACTAAAAGTAAAACATGGATTACTTCTTAGGAGTACCTGAACTCAGGTTAGCAGAAGAAGAAAAATATGCTGATGATTGTAGGTGGTTTAAAAAAAATATGGAGTATCACTTGCCGAGTGGTGGAATGACAAACTACTTAACAGCAGCACAGGAAAAAATGGTAAATAATTACCGTTATTTAAATAATGAATTTGACTTTGGTGACTGGGAGGAAGTTTGTAATGAACTTGGTATTGATGAAACTAATTTTGATACCACTCTATTCAAAGTAAACATTATTCCTGTAATTGTAAATTATTTGAAAACAGTTGAATTACGGAGAAATGATACTTACACTCCAATATTACTCACCCAACAAGCAATGGTTGAAAAGGATGAGCAGCTTAAAAATAATATTGCTGAATATGTTGAAGGACAACTTTCTGCTGTATTACAAGCTAATCAACAATATCAACAACTATTAATGCAAGCAGCAGATGAAAATGGTCAGGTAACTCCAGAACAACAAGCTGAAATTGAGAAACAGGTACAAGCTATTGAACAAGAATTAAGAGCACAATATCCAGTGCCTGTTATTGAAGGGTTTATGAGTGAAATAGAAATATTAGCTAATAAAATCATACAATACGCAACTTTCAATAATTCAGTAAAATACAAGAAAGTGAAGAATGATTGTTTTGAAGATGTCATTATAAATGATGGTGAAATTGTTCGCATTGTAAACACTTATGATGGAGTGGAGTTTGAAAGGGTAAACCTACCTTATTTTTTATGTCATAAATCTCCTGATACAGAGTATGTGCAAAACAGTATGTGGGTGGCATATACAAAAATGTTTACCTTGTTTCAATTAAAATTAGAGTTTCCTGAATTGGAAGATGATGATTATGCAAAGTATGGATTGTACACACAAAACATACAAAGCCCTACAATGGATATTAGGACTCACCACCACGATAAATACCCTGAATGGGATACACAGGCACTCATAACTAAAGGATTGCCCTACTACGATGAAAAGCAGGGATATGGGTATGGTGAACTTCCTTACATCCATAGGGAGAGGCTTGTGCCAGTAACACACTTTGAATTTATTGCTTTTAAGAAAATTGGCTTTCTAAAAACCTATGATGATTTTGGAAAAGAGTTAATGGATTTTGTAGATGAAACATTTATCATTCCTAAAGAAGCTGTAAAGCAAAAAAGACAAAATCAGTGGGGATTTGAAAGTGAAATTTGGATTTGGGAAAATGCTTCAGTTGAGTTTTTGTGGCTACCAAGAAAATACGAAATGTATAGAATTGGTTTAAACTTTTACACAAGAATAAGAGAAGTTCCTTTGCAAGTAATAAACATTGACAATCCTTTTAAATATGAGCTTTCCTATTATGGAAAATTCCTATCCAATTATAATGCTGAAAGAATCTCTGTGTTTGAAAGGTTAAAACCATACAATGTATTTTTTGTAATTATCTTCAACAAACTTGCTCAATTAGCTGAACGTTGGGATGGGTATTTAATTCCACTTGACCCTTCTGCAATTCCAACAGAACTTGGAAATACAGCACAAGAAAGAATGGAAGTATTTTTTAGAAATAGGAAAGATGGATATTTAATACAAAATAGTTTTGTAGAAGATAAACCTGGGCTTACAAGACCTGCACCTGCTGTTATTCCTGTTGAAATAGGGCAAACTTTTCAAGTGCTTATAAATATGCTTAATTGGATTAAAACTGAAATGGGACTAATTGTAGGGGTATCTCCACAAGCTCTTTCCCAAATGATAAGTCAAAATGTAGGAGATAATCAAGCTGCCTTACAACAAACTTCTTATATGATAGACCCAACTTTCCAACAGCATAATTGGATATGGCAAGAAGTGATGACAGGGTACATCAATACGTTCTTTGAATGGGCTAAAGCTAAATTAGAATCTGGCGGTGAACATAGGCTCACTTATATTTTTGGTGAAAATCAAAGAGAAATGATAAGACTTAAACCTGAAAACTTAGAGTTTGCTTATTTAGGTTGTGTAATTAACAATAGTAATCCAAAAGAATGGTTTGACATTATGTTAAGAGAGTCTCAAGCTATGATTCAAAATCAAATGCTTACAACGGCAGATTTTGGTAGAATGTTACTTGGTATTCAAAGTGGAGAATCTCCTTATGAAATACAAAAATATTTTATCAAAGCTCAGAAGGAAAGAGAAGCAAGAGATGCTCAAATACAAGAACAACAAATGAAAGTTGAAGAAATGAAACAAGCAAGTCAAAAAGAAATGATTCAGATTCAGAAAGATTTAATTAATCTTCAAGAACAATGGAAACAACAACACATTGCAGCAAAAGGAGATATAGACAAAGAAATTGCAGCTATCAAAGTTTATCAAAACCAAATGACACTTGATGCTAATGCAGATGGAGTTCCTGACCCTTTAGCAGCAGCGGAATTACAAAGGAAAATACGTGAAGGGGAGACTAAGCTAAACATTGAAAAACAGAAAGCTATTACAGAAGCAAGGTCTCAAAGTTTTGAAGAAGTGAAGGAAAGAAATAAACAAATTGAGAATGAGAAAGATAGAAAATTGGATTTACAAAAAGAACGTATAAAGGCTAATAACAAAACTAACAAAAAATAATGGGTGCAAATATGCTCGATAATGAGATAATTTATGATGACAATGATTTCAATGACGAACCTTACATTGCTGAGGAAGAAATTGAGAATTCAGAAGAGTATGAAAATTTAGAAGAATATGTTGAAGAAGATAAGTCAAAGTGGTTATCTTATGCTCAAAAGTTTGATTACAATGAAGAGTTTCTTGCAGATGTAGAATCTGAAGATGAACTTTTTGAAAAAATCAAGTTCTTCAACAATGAAAGGAGATTAGAGGAAGCTATTCAGGATGAAGAAATTCTTGAAGCTGTCAGATTGAAACAAGAAGGTAAGATTGCAAGTATGAAGGATTATGCAGGTTATGTTTACACTGAACCTGCTGAAATTACAGAAATTACTTCAGATGAAGCAGCTAAAGAATATTTGAAAACTCAAATGAAAGCTCAAGGTTTGAAAGATAAACACATTGAAACTATGCTTAATGCAATGGAAGTAAATGATGAACTTCAATCTGAAGCTAATGAAAGACTTAAAGTTGAAATAGAAAATAAGCAATCTACACTTGAAAAGAGAAAACAAGAATATCTTCAGGAACAAGAAAAAAAGAAATTAGCTTTTAGGACAGAATTTGATAATAAAATTACAAGAATGAAGCAAACTATTTTAGATGAAACTTGGAATCCTGAACTTAAATCTTATGTAAATCAAGAAGTAATTAACACAATGTATGAAATTCATACTGGAGCACAAAGTTCTGACATATTGAAAAGACTTGGCGAGGCTCTTGTTGATGACAGGAAAGCACCAAAAATCATTGCTTATTTACATATGATGTTGGGAAAAGATGATGTTACTATTGAACCTTTTCTTAAACAACAAAAGTCAACAATAGTCAAAGAGGTTAATAAAAATTGGAAACAACAAATACAAAGTAAAAAAATCACAAGTGGTGGAGGAGGCAATGGTAAAAATGCTGATGACATTGATTGGGATAACTTATAAAACTAAATAAATTAGATGACAGTGCAAATGGCAAATCGCCAAGCCTATATTCAAATAGGAAACTTAGCTCAAATGAAGCTAGGAAAAAACATTACAGGAGATAAGTTAAACCGTTATGTTTTTAATGAAGATACTCCTCACAACTTTGGTGTTAAAGTAAATAAAATCTTTACATCCACTTCGAGGTTTTATCCAAAAATGTTCACAAATGCTACCATTGGTAGTGCAGACAAAAACTATTACACCATTGATACAAATTTCTATCAGTGGGATTTAGTTGGAGACACTGACTTATTTATTCGTGTTACAAAAGATGTAGATGATATATCTGAAAACACAGCTTTCATTTCTAATGGATTGATTGGTCAAGGTCAGAAAGAATTCTTTATTGATTTAGATGCTGATTTCTTGTCAGAAAATGAAGTGATTATGTTGGACAACAATGAATACATGTTGGTACTTACCTCTGATGGTATGGCTAATGGATTGTCCACTCGTTATTCTTGTAAGGTGCAAGGTAGTATGGAAGCACTTGGTGTTCCCGTTGACTTGCTTAAACAAGATAGTACTGTAAATAGTGTATCTTCTGAACTTCCTGCTTATGGAAACCCTGCTAAACCTGGTCTTGGACAATTTGGTACTATTATTAGATTGAGAAATAGAGTAGGTAAATACGGTCGTGAATTCTCTGTTGATGAAGCAACAATCCGTAATGCTATGAAAGCAAATAAAGGAGATGGTAAACTTCCTTCTACAAATGGAATGGGTAGTGCTACAAAATACCAAATTTCTCCTTCTGATTATGTAAATGGAGCAGTTTTTGCTTTTGGTGCTTGGGACAAATCTTTGAAAGATGGAAAGATGACACCTATGAAGAGTGATGGTTTGATGTCATTCTTTGAAATGAAAATTGAGGACATGATTCTCATGGACAGGGAAGTAATGTGTATGTTTGGTAGAGCTTCTACTACTCAAACCACTACTAATGCAATTGGAGTAAATAGCACTGAAACTCAAAGAGTTGTTGCTCATGGTTTACGTCAATTACAAAAATTTGGTCATTATGCTACTCACAATGGACAGTTAACTGTAGATGATTTGCAAAATTATCTGGATGGAGTATTTATGACCCGTGTTGATGAAAAAGACCGTTCTACAGTATTTAATACAGGAACACTTGGTAAAATCTTCTTGAATCAAATGGTGAACATTGCAGCTCAAGGTTATTTTAATTCTGCAAAAGGAGACCAATTTATTTCTGGAGCAATTAACAGTACTCTTGCTAATCCTTTGAAATTTGGATACCAATTTACTCAATGGATTGGATTGAATGGTGTTGAAGTTACTTTCTCTTATGATATGATGAAAGATGACAGATACTACTGCCGTACAATGTACACACCGAATAGTACCTATACAATTGACTCTGCACGTTTAGAAATTTTTGACTTTGGTAATACAAATGCAGGTGCTGAAAATGCTATTCACATGAGTAAAGAGCGTTATGGTGGAGGTTCTAACTGTTCTATGATTGTTGAAGATTGGGCTGAACGCAGACATTGGAGAATTGGTTGTTTACACCCTTATCAAGGATTCTTGAACACTTCTTCTACTGATGATACTACAGCTAAATATTCTCGTACACTTTCAGGTTCTCCTGTAATTTGGGATACCACTCGTATTGGAGTAATAGTTTATGACCCAATGAGTATCTAATTATTTTTCAGCTTGTCTGAAAAAAACTAACAAAAAATGAAAATCTATTTAAAAAGAAATGAGGGTTCTCACCCTTTGGGATTAACTACCAAAAAAGCAGATAGTGTAGAATGGGAAGGTGGCAATATGCCCAGTGCAAAAGCCCATTCTGTAAAAATAAAAGGTACGTCAGTGTGCGATACACTGACTTTACCAAAATCTTGGAGAACAAATGAATTTATTGTTTGGAAAAAAGAACCTGTTGATAATCCATATTACAATGATGATAATGCTGTAATTGGAGAAAACTGGATTTCTAAGAAAGATTGGATTACACAAAATAAAAAACTTCCTGAACAAACAATTGCAGAAATAAAGTTTGACCAACCAAAAGGATTTTTCACTGAAAAGTCAAGCTGGGGAGATAATCCTAAAAAAACCATACAACCTACTTACTTTGAAACTCTTCAAAGGAAATTCTATGACACTACAACTTTTGATGATGAGCATGGAAACTCTCCAATGGCAGATTATATTTGGATAAGAGCTATTTTAAGAACAGCAGAAGAATTTGTAGAAAGTGATTTTGCTAGGTCTAAAGCAGATATTGCCAATAAACCAAGGTCTAAGTATTTTGTTTATGATGAAGTTGTTGAAAATCAAGAAGGTTATGTAAAAGAAAAACCAAAATTGAAAGTTTATTCTTATGTATATGAAGTAACTGAAAAGTGGAATCAAGAACAATGTTATAAACTTGCCACAATGATTTCAAACAAATATCCAAAAGCTACTAAAGTTGATAGAAAACTTCCTGAAGGAAAAATTAAAACATGGTTATCAAGTTTCATAAACAATGATGTTAATGACCAAAATCTAAGACGGCAGTTATTTGTTGAAGTGTATGAAAGGATGAATGATAAACTTGCTAAAAAAGCTTTTGAACATGAGTTTTTCATTGTAGAATGTATTAACTATAAAGTTCTAACAAAACAGTCAAGTTCTCCTGAATATTCTTATTATGTAGATGGAAATAAATATCCAATTGGAAGTATGGAAGCCTTATTGAAGTTGGAAGACAAAGCCATATTAGCTACTTTAGAAACACAACTCAAAGCAAAACTAATTGAATCGTGATTACAATATTAGAATCTCATTATAGATTTAACCTTGAAGTAAACAAAATTAATTCAAGTTTTGGTAAGGCTTTTAATCCTTATGAGATTGATATTTTATTGAATCAAGCACAAATGGCTTTTCTATCTGAAAAGTTAAACAATAAACAAGGAAATGGTGTAGAGTTTGATAATGTAGTAATGAATCAGCTCTCCTCCATTTTAATATCTAAGGAAAGTGTTGTACCAACAGCAAATGTAATATCAACTTTGAGTGAACCTGTTTATAAATTCATATCTTATGAAATAGATGGGTTGAAAGATGGTTGTACAAAAAGATTTGTTGAATGTAGATTTGTTAGACATCAAGATATATTATACACTACTCAACAGTCATCTTGGAAATGGGGAATATGTAATGCTTATATAGCAGGAGACAATCTTTCTAAATCTATTATTTTACAACCTACAGATTTCACTATACCAACAGCTTATGTCAGTTATTATAGATTTCCTACACCTGTTACAGTGGGAGGATACACTGATGTAAACGGAGATGCTTTAACAACTGTTGAATGGGATTTTACAGACGACAACACTGTTATAGAAATAATTAAAAAGGCTGCTCTCCTTGCAATGGAAAGTATTCAGCCAACTATTGAAACTAAAAATTTAGCTGGAGGATTATTTAAATAACCCAGCCGAACTAATATCAAATGGCAAATAGAAGTCAAGTAATTGAAAGAATTATCGTAGCTCGTAATAACCAAGCTCTTAAAAATGTAGCTGGTGGAGCTACAGGTGATAATATTTATGATTTAGCTACAGGTGCTTATACTTTAGCTGATGGACAAATTGGAATTGTGTATATGGATAATGAAAATCCTACTACCAAAGATGAACTTATTAATGTTGTTGCAAATATTGATGCTTTGAAAACAAAAAAAATTCAAATTGTACAAGGTACAGCTTATTCTGGAACAGGAGCAACTTATCAAAATGCACTCGGTGTAAATAATACTCAAGAGCCAAGAGTTTTGCGTAGTGGTATAATTGATTGTTCTAAACCTGTTAGAACTTTAGGTACAGGAGTACTTTCTATGTGGGAAAGACTTTCTGCAAGTAAAATGAGTGGATTGGTGGCTGTTGATAGTGTAGATTATACTTATCATCTGAAAGTGGAAGGAATTGCTTTGAATAAAGTAAATGGAGCACAGAACATTGATAATATGACATTTCGTATTACAAGTCCTGACTTTACAGCTTTAGGTACTGCAAGTCCAACAAGTTATCTTTATACTCATTTAGGTTTAAAAGCTGCTCAAAGTTCTGCAATTTATACAAATCCTTACAATGGTACAGGTGGTAATTCTCCTTACATGGTGTTTGGTGTTTGTGCAAATGCTCAAACTACTAATGCTGCTATTACTCCTTTAGGTTATACAATGCCTTTAGTATCAGCTCTTATTTCAGGTGCAGCTACAAGTATTAATCATGCTACAGTAGTAAATCCTTCTACAGGTTCTTACATTCCTTTGATGTACACTGTAGATGAATCTTTTAGACAAATGCTTTTAGAAGCAGTGGCTAATGGACAACTTTTAACCACTGATAGAATTGGTGTATTGGAAGCTACTACAGCAGGTGCAAGTACAACTGTTGGAGCATTGAAAGGTCTTTTGTTTGTAGGGATGAAAACTGCTACAGCAGCAGTTCAAGATGAAGAAGGTGATGCTAAAATTACTTCTGTAACTTTGAGTGCTGATAGAACAAATGAACTTAACTCTCCTTCTGCTACTTTAGCAATTGCAAGTAGAAAAAGACAAAGTGAAGGTAAAGCATCTATTTATCAGATTCGTTATAATCAAGATGCAGCTAATGATGTTTATTCTCGTCAGAATTGGGGAAGTAATTTTGATTTAATCCCTAAATACACTCCAATTGCAGCAGGAGAATGGTACACAGCTTATATTTTTGAATCTGAACTTTTAGAACAAGAATATAATGGTCAAAGGTATTCTGTTGGTGAAGTAATTATAGTGAGAACAATATTACTTGTTGAAAGTGCTGCTCCAGTAGCAACTGCTCAAACAGGTGGTGTAACTACAGCTACAACTCAAGCAAATTTAACCACTTATTTGAAACCTATACTTGATAGTATAAAAGTAAAATTAGGTTATACTGCCTATACTTTTAATTAACAAAAGGGGGCGTTAGCTCCCTTTTTATTAACTATAAAAATATGATATATAGCTTTAGTTTAAACCCAGCTATAAACACTGTTACTTTTGATAGGTTAATAAATCCTCCTAAAAGACATGCAAGAGTATATGATGACTTATGTTATAGTACTCTTACTCTTGGAGAAGTTACAGCAGGAACTTATTATGTGTCAGTGAATGAAGGGATTATATCAAGTGCTACTCAAGAAGAAGTGTATTTTACTCCTCCTTTTTGTGAGTTTAAAAGCATGGTTTTAAATATTGTTTCAAACACTTCTCAATCAGATGTTGTAGTTACTTTGCATGGTGGCGGTAAAACAATAGCAACAAGTACTATTAATGCAGAATCCTCTGGAGAATTTATTACAAGTGGTAGTAATCAGTATGTAGGTAATTTGTATATAAAAATAGTAGTGGTTGATGGCACTGTAGATTTTGGGGAAATTGTTACTACTTATGGGACAGACCCTAACTAAATATAAAAATGTTAAGATATATTCAGGCAGGTATTATAAAATGGGTAACTCCACAAACAATAGCTCAACAAGGAAGTTATTCAGGTAAATTTAAAAGTGGGCTTACAGACTTAGTTGCTATTATACAAAGCTATTTTACAGCAGGTTTAATCTCTGTAAATGCTGCTACAAATACTACTTCTGGAGTAGTAGAATTTGCCACACTTGCAGAAACTGTTGCAGGAACAGATACTGAGAGAGCTGTAACACCTTCATCTTTAGCACCTTACACTGTAGCAATAGCAGTAGCAGGGTGGACAGATGCTGGAGGTGGGATAAGTGAGAAATCTATTGATGGTACAACTCATTTAAGAGGATTGTTCCCTAAAGCTTATGTATATAGTACAGATGATACAAACTATACTTCTATAGTTTCAACCAGTGTAATTAGAATATCAAACGGTGACATAACTGTAAAAATAGCAACAACAGATATACCTGCAAATGGTATTATTGTAATAACTCAATAAAATATGTATTACGATTGTGACAAAAAAGCAATAATTATAACACCCTTGGGTATTAAAAATAACACAGGTTTACTTTACATTTCTAAGAAATGTTGTGAAAAACCAACGGGATATTTATATTGTAATGAAGAAGCTCAAACTAATATTTTGGGTGTATCTATCACTGTTGACAATTTACAACAAAATAAAGAAGAACCTCGATTTGATTGCTATTTTGAAGCAAGTTGGGATGAATTTATTGCTGTAAATTTAACAGATGTAGCAAGTTTTACAGGCACTAAAACAAATTATTTAAATGGTGTAGTTGATTCTATAGATACTTTAGACCTTTCTTATTTCAACACTACTCATGAAATTTGGACAAGTATTGCAAATGGAGATAGAAAATATATATTTGACCTTACATTTGTATTGAATAATGGTTTGACTATACATTATGAAATAATTTATATAGTTAATGTTCTTTTAGAAAATAGTGATAATTGTAAAATTAAAGATTTCACTAAATCTGTAAGTCATGACTTCACTTGCACAAATACTTTTGGGTGGGAAAATAATATTGGTACTTTTCCTATAGATTTAGAAGATGGGTTTTATACAGTGAGTTACGGTGATATAAATGGATGTTTTGTAGTAGATTGTGAAGAAACCCTCCAAAAAGCTATTGATGATTTTGTTGAAAAAACATTAGATAAAAATTGCTATTGTTGTAATACAAAGGAAAACTTAGAAGCTAATTTCAACTTGGAAATGTACATGTCTGCTTTTACTTCTGATTGTTTAGATTGTTGTCAAAAATGTAATGTTTATTATAAAATGTTAAAAATAACTAAAGGGTGTAAAGACTGCTAATGGAAGTATATTATGATTGTACAAAAGATAGAATTGTTATTACACCTCTTATAGAAAGTATAATTGAGATTGGTGTAAAGAAAGGTTGTGGTGAAGAAATTACAACTACAACCTATTGTAATGGTGAAAATGTGAATTTCATAAATGCTGAAGGATTTGTATCAAATTACGAAATTTATTATGACCCTGGATGTCCTGACCCTCCTGGTTCAGGATGTAATACTTGTCCACAATATTCTCAGTTTAATTATGGAGTGAATATAAACATTGGAAATATTGTGTCAGTGAGTGGTACAGTTACAACCATTATAGATGGATTTACTACTGTAACAAACATTACAAACATGTCTTATTTCAATGCTGCACATTCTGCTCAATCTTATACAGAATTTCAAATAGAATATGATTTAAACTTTGTTTGCACAAATGGAATAGTTTTTCATTTCAACAGTTTAATTTATTCAGATGGGCAATTTTGTGAAATGGATGATTATCGCATAGATGATTCATTTGACTATGAATGTTCTAAAGAGTATATGAACGATGGTGAAAATTCATATGTTAAAATTGTACTTGAAGATGGGTTTTATACAGCACTTGTAAATGGAGAATATTTTTGCTTTTTAGCGGAGTGTTCCTCTTTAGAATGTAGAGTGTACAAAACTTTAGATTTTTGTTGTGATGATTGTACAGATAAAAACTCAGAAGCATTTTTCTTGTATCAAATGTTTTTAACTTGTAAAGATTGTTGTACAAAAAACACTCTTTATAGAAAACTAAATGCTTTATTAAACAAGTGTAGTACTTGTTAAACTAAATTTAATATGTGTGAAGACATACAAAAATATTTAGCAGGACAATGTGCAGATAAGTATTACATGTATTGGTTATTAATCACCGTAAACTAGATTTGTTATGAAAGAACTTTTGTTGAATGAACAATTTCTAACAGCAGTTATAGGAGTAATCATAGCATTTTTCTTTGGGCAAACAGGCATATTAAAAACATGGTTTGATAAAATATTTATATCTAAAGAAAAGCGAGAGCTTGCTATATTAGAAGAAAAGAAAAGAGCTCAAGATTTGGCAATTCAAGCTGAAGAAAAGGAAGCTGCTAGATTTACTGCTTTAGAAAAGGAAAAGGAAGACCTTAGAGCACAAATAAAGACTCTTCAAGAGTCAATTGCTAAACTTGATAAAGATTTAGTAAAAACAACAATATATGTTAATACACTATTAGCTTTTCTTGAAAATGCCATACCTGAAGGAAATAATGCCTTCATTGTACAAATGGCTTCTGAAATAAGAAAGGAGAATAATAAATGATAGACACGAAAATCCACCAAAATGTTATTTTAAAATTAGGTGCAATTTTACTCATGAAACAAAGTGCAAATGTCATAGAAATTGGAGAACATCTTCAAAAAACAGGTATAGATGATGCTTCAACAGGAGGCTTTTGGTTATATGGGTATAACGTACATGATTGTTATTTATCTGACAAATTCATTAGCTCTTTGGGGTATTCTCGTGAAGAAGTTCCGCACAGTGTGGATTTCTTTTACAAAACTGCTGAAAATACAAGTCTTAATAAAAGTTTTGAAATGATAGATGAACTTGTTACTGAGCAGTCAGAAAAATGTTTTATTAACTATTTAGATTATAAGACAAAGGATGGAGAAACAATTAAGGTGGAATGTACTGGCACTGTCATTTATTCTTTTGGAAAACCTCTCATAGTAATAGGAACACATGATATAGTTTAAGAAATAAAAAAATCGTTAAAGGAAAGGTAACTTTCCTTTTTTTTATATTTAACTAATTTTGAATTGACAATAGGCGAAATAACTTCGACTTATAGAACTATGATAAGAGAAAGACAACAAACCTGTTCTCTTAATACTTTGGAGCTATATCTACTGATAAATAGCTGTGCTAATAAAATAAAACAGGAAGTTTTAGATAAAAAGCATAAACTTGGTTTTAAAAATTATAAAACCATTACAGTAGATTTAGATGAAGTAATTTTTAAAGATTCTTGCCAACCATCTTGGCTTGGCTGTAAAGTATTGAAATCTACCTATCCTATACCAAATGTTTTGACAAATTCTGACAGGTTTGAGATGTATGTATATAGTGGGCAAAAATTGATAAGTCCATTTAATTTTATTCATGGTAAGAGGCTCTCCTCACATCCTATGATGAATAGTTTTTATGACATCATCGATAACTATCTATATATTTTTAAAAACCTTGAATTAGAGTGTATTACAATACAAGGTGCTTGGGAAGATGTAACTCAACTACAAGACATTATAGGAAGCAATAACAATCCTTGCTACAATCCTCTTACAGATGACTATCCTTTAGATAGTCAATATATTCCTATATTATATAGTATGTTAGACAGAGAGCTAAATTACTATGTAAAAACTAAAGAAGATGATAATAGCAATGAAAGAAATAAAGAATAAAAGACAACCTCATATTTCAAGTAAAGCTAATTATAGACTTGTTGATATTTTCAGACATTATGAATATAAAGATGTTGACCCAACAAAAGTTCAAGGCAGAAATTGGGTTGCTAAAAGTGAAATTGTAAGTGGGCACAAATATTCTGTAACTTTAGCTGAATGGAAGGAGATTATCACAGCATATTTTGATGTCATTTTAGAGCATTTAATTCAAGGTGAAGAAGTATCACTACCTTATGCTTGGGGAACTCTTTACATGGTAAGATGGAAACCAACTTATTTAAAATGGTGGGAAGATTACTCGTGGACAGATGGGTATAAAACATGTATAAGATGGAAAAAGAAAAATCTCACTGTCATGGGAGGTTTACTAAGGTTTTATTGGAGTGAGAAATGTTTACAAACAATAAAAAATGCTTTAGATAAAGATAGATTCTTAATTAACAACTATTTAAAACTATGAAACCTATTAGCTACGTTTATAGCTATATAAATATACCACAGAACGAGTGGAATGATTTAAATGTTGATATATGGCTTTATAATGCAATGAAGTCTTTGAAAATATGTCTAAAGCAACAAAATACAAAACTTGTAACCATTGAAAATCATAAAGCATGTTTTTGTGATGAATATGAAACAATACAAGCTGTTGTACTAAGAGAAGATGTCAAAAGTGTGGAAGAACTAAAAGACTTTCCTGTTGTTGATGGGAGTTATATAGTTCCTGCTGCTGATTACCCGATTGTACAGCAAACCTTAAATGACCAAATCTATGCCATATATCCACTATTACCTTACTACTTTCCTAATAATGACCAGAGGGTAAATGACATTTGGTATTGGGCAAAACCTCGTAAAGTAATTTTTGAAAAGCAATGTGAACATTGTCCTACCTATTGTAATGATTGTGAATATGTTTATGACCTTAGTTTAGATGGTTGTCTATATTTTCCACAAGTAGAAAAAGGGGTTACTTGTATAAATTATCTTACCTATCCAAAACTTGAAGAGTACATGATAGATGATAATAATCAAGCACTTATAGATGCTTTAGCTTCTTATGTGATGAAAAACTATTATGAAATTAAATTACAAATGGATTTTACTCAAGCCAATAAATATTTGTATGAAACTTATAATGAAAAATGGATTGTATTTAAAAAACATGCTCAAGTATCAGACATGTTGTTAAGTTTAGACATTAACAAAATAGCAAATATAATGAATAACAAAATGAGTAAAATGCTACGAACTATTAAAAGATGAGATTATATAACCAAAAGAAAATAAGTCCTGATAACACTTATCTTTATGCTTTAAATATGGTTAATAAAAGTGAAGGAGCTGAGGATGAATTACAAGATGAAGCAGGTAATGTGGAATGTATAGACATACCAAATGGTTATAAAGTGTTGGGAACAGTTGAAACTCCCAAAAAGAAAACTTTTCTGTTCTTGCAAGGGAGTACCTTTAAAATTTGGCAAGTTGTTCAATGTAAGCATGTAGAAATATTAGATACAACTGATTTTACTTATTCTTTACCTATAAAAGGAGAATATAGAATAATTAATGAAAATCAAGAACTTTTGTATTTCTATGATGGGAGTTCTCCTGACAGATATTTTAATATTTCTCACCCTGAATATCATACTTATGCTGATAGCTTTTTATTAAAACCTAATTTTCAAACCCCTACAATCAGACTTGTAGATTTGGTTGAATCTGGAGGTAATTTACCTTCTTCTGCATATTCAATAAAAGCTCGTTATGTTGACAACATAGGTAATGTAACAGATTGGTTTTCAGAAACTCTCCCATATCCTATATCATCTTTAGGGAGTTTCAATAGTCCTATTACTGTAGAAGGAGTGGATTTAAACACACCTACAACAAAAGCTCTTGTATATAAAATGTGGAACTTGGATACAAATTATCCATTTGTAGAAATAGCTGTAAATAAATATACAGATGAAAACACTGTACAAAGTTTTTCTTACGGGAAATTTAAAACAGCAGATGACTTTCAAGTAAGCATAACTTCCATTAACAATTTATCTCTTATTCCTTATGAAACTACCACTGTAAGCACCACTAAATATGAAAGTAGTGGTGTAATGTTGCAAAGTGATAATAGACTTCTTAGAGGAAATTTAAAAGAGAAAAACATAGATTGGGGTAAGTTTCAACAAAAAGCCAATGACATTGAGGTAAATTATGTAATAGGAGAGCCTATTTATGATATGGCTTCTTACTTTGAAACAGACCCTGTTATGACAAATGGCACTGTAAATTATAATGGAGGAAATAAAAGTGGGTATGCTTATACAAATAAATCTTTAATGAGAGATGAAGTTTATGCTGTTGGTATTGTGTGGATATTTTCAGATGGTTCTGAAAGTCCTGTTTTTCATATTCCAGGTAGGAAGAAAAATAAATATGCTAATGGTTCAGATGCTCCTATTATAGAACCAAATACTCACAATAGAATAGCCCCAACTTCTGATTGGGACACTTCAGTATATACATGTTCAAGTTATTCAGATGCAGATGTTTATGCAAATTCTACTACAACAGCAACTAATTTTGAAAGGTGGCAAGTATATAACACTGCTTGGTATGATGACCCTGGAGTTACAGATAGAGAACTTGCTTATTATGAATGTAGAGATTCAAGCAATGACCCTATCAATTATCCCGATGATTTAGATTGTGATGGAAATAGAATATATCCTGAAGGAGCTATAAGACATTGTAAAACTCCTGACACTACTTTAGAGAAACATTACGGATTCAACGGATTTGTCTATTACACCAATCCTTTATACTTTAGTTTTAATAATATCATTGCTCCTATAGGTTATGATGTAATAGCTTATAAAATTGTTATTGGGGATAGAACAAATGACAAAACAGTTGTGGATAAAGGTATTTTATCCACTATTTTGCAACAGCAATATCAACAAAATTTGGTTAATGCAGTGACTCCTGGTAATAAAGATATAAAAGACCAATTTTTTCAAAGTATGCAATTTAGTCACGATAATCAAACCCCTAAAAGTTATAGTTTACAAACTACTAAAAGATGGAATGCAACTGGTGGAGACCAAGCATTCATAGCAATGCCAGCTTGTAGTGATGTAGTAGCTTATCAGCAAGAAAATTGTGAAGAATTATCTAATTTTCCTACAAGAACAGCTTTACCTTTAGTTGGGTATCATTCTCCTCTTACAAAACTTAAAGGTAGTGAAGTAAATGGTAGTCATGTAAAGTGGGAAAGAGAAATTTATACTTCACTTACAGAAGGGGTAGCACCTTATAACACTGTTTGTAATGAACATTTTTATGTATTGAATAACCGCAAGAAATATAAAAACAGAGAAACTAAAAATGTTCTTACTACAAATGTGTATTATCGGTTTGAAAATACATATATTCCTTTTAATACTTTAACAAATAGAATTATAACAAATGCTACTTACATAGATGCTGATAGTACTTACAATGGGGAAACTCAAATTGAGACAGCTAATGTTCCTGCATTTGATGCAAGTTTCAATAATAAAACTCAACAAGAAGTTACTGTTTTACAAGTAGAAGGTAGTAAGGATTCCCCAATAAGTCTTTATAGAGCTGACGAAGATGGTTTATTTACCATATTTTCTGATGGTACAGATAAAGCTCAATGGACTACGCCTGGAACATATACTCATGCTATAAGATTTACTACTTTACCTGGTATTCCTGATATATGGACTAATGGAGGATGGATGAGTCATAATTATGTAGCTATAAAAAGATATAAATCAGATTGTTACAGAGACCTTACAAAAATAAAATATGTGGATTATAGCAACATTGTTTGGCAAAATGATGAAGATGTATTAACCCCTGCATGTTTAGTGGCAGCAGGAGATATATTTATATGTAGGTTTGCCTTCAGACAAACATTTTATGGGTATGTTCCTCATGCAGGAAACTATAGTGGTATAAACTTGTTTAGACAAGATGGTGGTTCCACTGGAGGAAAAGATTTATATTCACAAACATGTGATGCTGTGAATACTGAAGTAAATGCAATATTTGAATCTAAAATCATTGACACCTACTATGAAAGTGAAGTAAACATAGAATGGAGAGAACATAATGATGATATTTGGAATAACACTTATTTCAAAGATGATGATGCTGCTAAAAAGAGTGAACAATATGATGCTCCCAATGCAGTAGTGAGACCTAATTTATTCTTTCCAAAATATTACGGAAATAAAGGAAGAAGTTATTTAACTTTAGAGCTTGATAGTAATGCTATTAGCAGATTAACAGACCAAGGGGTTTGGAAATTTTACGAGCTTTTTAAAAACTACTATAAACTGAATGATGTTTATAGTGTTAAGTTTCCTAATTACAGGCTTTATCCTCTTGAAGAATTTAGGTGTGATGTGAATTTATTTCCAAATAGATTAATTTGGTCTGAAAAAGCCAACAATGAAGAAAAAAAAGATACCTACAGAAAATTCTTAGCAAACAATTATAAAGATATTGAGGGTAACACTTCTAACATCACTGATGTTTTTGAAAAGAAAGGAGCTATTTATGTTCACACTAATGAGAGTCTTTATAGTTTACCAAGAACAAGTGAACAAATACAAACAAGTGGGTTGTCCGCTACAATAGGAACAGGAGAATATTTATCTTTACCTCCAATGCAACTTGTAAACAGCACTTATAATTATGCAGGTCAGCAAGGTAGATTTAATAGAATAAATACAGAATATGGAGTTTTCTTTTGTAATCAGGAACAAGGAGTTATTTATAATTTTGGAGAAACTCTTCAAACTATTAGTGATGATTTACAACTATGGTTTTACAACAATTTACCAAGTGAATTGAATGAATTGTTTAGAAAGAATTTTGATGTAAATTATCCTTTGTTGGACAACATCATTGATGGTGTAGGAATCCAAAGTACAATAGACTATAACTTAGATAGATGGATACTACATAAAAGAGATTATTTACCTATTAAACCTTTGGAAATTTATGACCCTCTTGGTGTATCTGACCCTCAAGTACTCTATTTTGCTTATGAAATTACTATAGATGGTAAAGACTACACTAATGTATTTGTTTCATATAATGATGAAGTATATACAATACATCCTTTTACTTCAGATATATTTGAAAATAAATCATGGACACTTTCTTATGATATGAGTAAGAAAAGTTGGATTTCTTATCACACTTATCAGCCTAATTGGATGTATCAAGATGGTAGTACGTTTTACACTTTAGATGAAGATATTTGGAAACATGATGGTGGGTTACAAAGAACTTTTTACGGAAACACTTATGATGCGAGAATTGAATGGCAAATTAGTAAACAAAGAGAAATAATAGATAGTATTCAATATATAATGAACGTTGAGGTTTATGATAATGTCACTAAAAGATGGATAGAAGCCTACGGAGATTTCTCAAAAGGATTTATATACAATACTTATCAAAGTACACTGATGTTCGATATTCAAAGTGATATAAACTACACTTGGTCAGATTTAGTGAAAAATGTTAGCACAAGAGAAAGAGTTAGGAGAATAAATGGGTTTAGACAACTTAACACTACAAGCTCAGTACTTGATTCAAGTTGGACTGCTTTAAATGCTGATTATCAAGGATATGAACCCTACACTGCTTATAATGAAACCTATGTACAAAACTATTCAACTATGTACCCTTTAAGAGATATTTATACAAATGCCAGAATGTATTTTCAAAAGGATAATATCTACAGAATGAGATGGCAAACATCTAATACTCAGACAACTAAATCAGATATATGAACTTAGGGCAGATATTAAAAAAATATCAACTTGGAGGTAATTTACCAGATACTTCAAGAGGAAGCATGGTTATTTCCCCAGAGCAAGCTATAGCTCTTGCCAAACAAAGAGGGTTTGGACAACTCTCTCAAAAAGACCAAATTAGAATAGGTAATAATATTTATGCTAATGAACTTGCTAAAAAACAAAGAGATGAATCTCAACAAAGAGATATTGTCGAACTTACTCCAAAAGATAAACCTAAATTTGATTATGGAAATGTACAAACTGATGATTATGGAGATAAAAATGAGGTAAACCCTTTTGATTATCCTTCTAAGAAAACAGAGTCTAAAAGAGTTTACAAAGATGTAATTTTAGATGGGCAAAGAGTTAAAAAATGGGTAGGAGAAGATGGGAAATTATATGATTCAGAAAATGGTGTTGTATTACCAAAACCTATTGAAATACAGGGAGATAAGTATGAAAGACCTTTAAAATATAAATATAAAGGTATTGAGTATCAGAAAATAGATAACCAGTGGATGTGGAAATCTAATAAAACAGGAGCTTTACATATTGCTAAAAATTTCAATGACGATTTTATAGCAAGGAATAAGCTATCTCCATTAGGACAGGATAATGTAAGTAATTCTAACAATGCCGATGAATTATATTATAGAGTAATTAATAATCCAGAAGACATGAAAGCTTTTTCTTATGCTACTAAACATAGCCCCAATGATGAAACTATCAAACAAGTTTCTGAAATGTTAAAAACTCAAGGAATAGAAATACCAAAGATTAAATCTCAAAAGCAACCTAAGCAAAGTTCTCCTAAAAAAACATACTCCCAACCTAACATTTCTGTTAGTGGAAATAATACTATATGGGATGATGGTAAAGTAATTAGTGCTCCAAGATTAGAAAGACTTTCTGGTACATTAACGGAGGAAGAAAACCCTGATTTGAATGACTACACTGTAAAAATAATCAACAAATATATGGTTAGTCCAAATGATAGTGAAAGAGAAGCTGCTAATTTCATTCTTGGAAATCTTAATAGACATTATGATTTAAATGCAGCTACTAATTGGAAGGGTATAATCACAGACCATAATCTTCAAAAAGCTATTAATCAAATACACACAGAAGTTTTAAATGAAAGAAGTAAAACTGAGCCGTATAGAACAAGGTCTAAAAATAATCAAAATTGGTCAGAATCCGCTGCAAGCATACTAAAAAACTATAGCTTCGGAGGAGACCTTGGTAAATTTGCTTTGAACAACTTAGAGCAAAGTGCTTTAGGTATGCTGGGTTTAGATTTTTATAAACCTAAATTTGAATATGATACAATGGGTAAAATAAATGAGGTAACTCAAGGAGTTGGTAAAGCTGTAAATAGTTTAGCTCCTGCTGCTTTAAATATGGTTCTTCCAGGTTCAGGAGCAGTTCTTGGTGCAGTCCAAGGAGTAGGAAAACAAATTTCTAAATTTCAACAAGGTGGTATTATGCCTCAAAATCCAAGTGACTTAGAAGATGTTACAGAGAATACAGTGGAGTACAATGGAAATCCTCATACTAAAGGAGGTATTCCTTTAGGTAATGGGAAAGAACTTGAAAAAGATGAAACTGTTATTAAACAAGGTGCTATTGGAAATAAAGACCCTTATGCTATTTCTCCTAACTTAGTACTTGACAGGAAAACAGCTAAAATGGTAGGCTTATCAGCTAAATATGTAGGAATGAAACTTTCTGACATATCAAGAAAAATTGAAGATATGAAACCACAAAAAGAAAATGACCCAATGAGTGTAAAGACAAATAGTATGAATAAGAAATTTGCTTTAAATAGACTTATTAAGGCTAATGAACTTCTTTCTGCTCAACATAGACAAGAAAATCCAATACCTCAAGAGATGAGTGATTTACGTATGGAAGAAATGCAAAAAGGTGGTTCTTTAGGTCAAGGTTTTATGGAATGGGCTGCCAGTAAAGGTTTAGAGCCAGATGAACAAAATTGGTATGAGTATAGTAAATTTGTTAATAACCCTATATTTGAAATAAAATCTATATCTCCTTCATTAAAGTTACCTATGAATACAAGTTTACCTACTCAAACAGCTTTACCTGAACAATATATAAACCCTGGAAAATCAAGAAACTTTAACATAAATGACAATCTTGATAAAATAGGTATGGGGCTTAAGGGAGCTTCATTACTTGCTAATTTTGCTACCATTGGAAAAAAACCTGGGCAAATTCCTGCACAATTCAATCCTTATGCAACTGAAATATTAGACAATTATCGTAATAGCATTGATAATCAAGCTATTAAGAATGATATTACTTCTACTTTGAATACAGGGCTTAACTCAAATCCTTCCAGAAGTTGGAATATACAAAGGGCTACTAATGCTGAATTGACAGGAAAAGCTATGGAAGCTATGAGTAAAGCTAATTTACAAAATCAAGAATTAAATAATCGTTATAGAACAGAATTAGGCGATGTCCAAAATCAATTAGGTTCTCAAAATGTACAAGCTAAGAATATGGCAGAAATTTTAAATGCTCAAACAGAAGCAAATTGGAGGAAAAATCTTAGAAATGCTATTGGGAGTGTAGGGAATGATGTTGCTGATATGGCTTTAAAGAAAGATTATTTGAACAAGTACACTGCGGAACACATGAAAATCTTAAATGAAAAAGGCAAAGATTATGGAATCTCCTTTACAACCACTGAGGATTATCTAAAAATAATTACTAATCCAGAAGCAGCATTGATACTTGGAAAAATTCAGAATAAAACTGCTACTCCAGAAGAAATTCAAAAATTGAAAGATATTCAAGCAGGAAAAGCAGTTGACTACACCACTAAAAAACAATGAATAGATTTGATACATACGTACCTATAAAGTTTGATGTACCTATGTTTACTCCTGATTTTGCTGCATTGGAGGCTCTTCAAACACAAAAGCAAAAAACTCTTGATGATTTTAGAAATCAAGCAGATTTAATTGCAAGTAGTATTAAAGATGACCCTTATGACCCAACAGTTAAGGAGAAGAAAATAAAAGATATTATGGCAAGTAAAGATGCTATTGTTAATGAAATGTTAAGGAATCCCTCAAAAGGGAATTCCTTACTTTCGCAATATCAAAACACCTTAAAAAATGACATACTATTCGGAGACATAAGTAAAGTAAATGCAAGAGCTTTGGATTATGAACAAAAAATAGCTGATTTGAAAACTCAACCCTTATGGAATGACCCTGTTTGGAGAAAAGGAGCTTTAGAAGAAATTAAAAATTCTTATGGAGATTTTCAAACAGAACAAGGATTTGGTAAAACAAAAGGAGATGATTTTGCTCATAGTTATTTAACTCAAGAAGAAATTGATAAAAGATTAAACTCCACCATTAATAATGTAATGGCTGAAAAATATGCCACCCAATTAGAGTTAGACCCAACTCTTTCCACAAGAGAAAGTTATACGGTTTGGTTGAAAAGAGAACTTGGAGAAAAGAAAACTTATGATAAACTTATGGAGGCAGCTTTACCTCAAGTATTATCTGACCCTCAGTTAAGAGATTATTTTGAAACTACAGGTAAATTTCAAGGACTTGAGGGACAAGGTACAATTAAACTTACAAGAGATGAAAATGGAAATATTATAATTGACCCTTCAACATTAATAGGTCAAAAATTACATGGTGTACTAAACGAAAATGTTTATGACAATCATTTACCAGAATATCATCAAAATAAAAATGATAAATTAGCTGCTGAAGATGCTTTCAAAAGACAGCAAACTCTACAAAAAGAAGAGATAGCTGCTCGTGCTGCTGAAGCTGCAAGAAATAGAGCTTTTGAAGAAAGAAAACTTAAATATACTTTGGCAATGAAATTATATGAAGATGAGCAAAAGCAAGGTACAATTCCTACATTTTCAACAATGCCTTTAACTCAAGGTAAAACAACTATTGATATGAAAGTACTTAAAGACCAACTTGAAAAAGTAAACTCAGAATTGGCTTCAAAAGTAATAGACCCTCAGAGAAGACAATATCTTGAAGGAATTAGAGATAGTAAAGAAAAGGAACTTAATGAATTTTTAGGACAAAGTACAAATGCCAAAAAGGTATTAGAAGACCCTGTGTTTCAAAATGCTGACTGGAAAGGTACTACTATGGTAAGTTCAATTTGGGAGGATAACGTTAATCATTGGAAAAGTGTTAAAGAGGAGTTCGATAAAGGTAATAATTGGACAGGGGTTGGAAAATCAGCTCTTGGTGTCTTAAGAGCAACTGGTTCAATACCATTATCAGTGGTTGGTGCAATTGTAGATTATACTACAACGTTGGTAAATATAAATGATTATTCAGTTGAGGATATTGAAAAAGGGAGAATATTAGCTGACCCGATTCCTAATTATGGAGAAAATGTAGTTGTTTCTGCTATTGCAGGAAAATCTTGGCAAGAATTTTTAGAAACTCCTACTGGAAAAGAGCTTAAAAGACAAAGTAAAAGTGAATATTTTGGTATATTAAATTCTGCTGAAAAACAATATGAAGCAGCTCAACAAATGGTAAATAGTGGGTTAATGCAAATGGAAATAGCCAATATACCTGTTGAAGCAATGACAATTCCAGACACTAAAACAAAAGGGGATTTTGGAGATAGATTTCAAACAGCAAGTAAAAATGCTTTATCTTTTGGAGAATATAGAGAAAATGGAATTCCGTTAGTTAAAAGAATAGCAATTGATACAGGTTGGGATGAAAAAGAAGTAGATATTGATTACTCTACATTAACAGCAGGTCTCATACCAAATGACCCAAGTCACCAAGGTATTACTTTTAAATATAGTAAAAAGGGGGATAAAAACTCACCTCCTTTAACTTATACAGGAAAGGTAGAAGTAGTAAATGCACAAGGTAATTCTACTTTTAGCGAAGGTCAGTCTTGGCTTATGCAAAGTGCTAAGATGAACAACCCTATTATTTTAGATGCAATGGCAGATGTTTCAGTTGCTCAAAATATGTCAGGAGAAGTTTTAAAACTTGAAAATATGCCAGATGGGAGTTCTGATAGTAAAGGTTTTATCCCTTTAAATATGCAAGACCCTACTTTTTATGTAGAATCAGGTTTTAATATTAAGAAAGCTAATGGAGAATATTTAATATTTAATGATAATGAATTTACAGGTCAAAAAGGAACTAACCCTTCTGATGTTTTAAATATGTTAGAACAAATTAGACTTACAAAAAGAAATGGGTTCTCCACTGAAACTTTAACCCCTCAACAAAGATGGGATGAAATGTTAAAAAAAGCAGAAAAATTTTATGCAAAAACTAAGTAATAATGCCTGATATAAACGAATTACTAAAATATGTTAAGGATAAAAATATTACTCCTTTACCTGTTGATAATAATATACATAGTAGATTTTCTGACATTCCTTTAGATATAAACGATGTTCATATAGCTCAAGATAGAAATGTAGATTTATCTCAAATACAAGCTCCTTATGAAGTAGGAGAGGCTATAGCCAATTCCCAATCTACTTCTGAAAAATGGTTAAATGACTTAGGTAGATTAGGTACAGGTGCTGTTTCTGCAACAGTTGGTGGATTTGCTATGATTCCTGCTTTCTTTGATGCAGCAAGTTCAATGGAATTATCCGCCATGTATGAAAATGGTGCTGTAAAATGGGCTGAAGGACTTGATGAATGGGGACAAGAAAAATTTAAAAATTATTATACTCAAAGACAAGAAGAGGCTTATAAAGAAGCAAGTATTTTTAAAAAAATGACTTATGGTGAGAAGTTTTGGGGAAACAGTTTACTTGCCAATGCAGGATTTATGATAGGTGCAGCAGTTGATGAAGCTATATTTTCAGCACTTACTGCTGTTACAAGTGGTGGAGCAGCCCCCTTACAAGCGGTAGAGACAGGTTGGTTAGCTGCAAGGTTAGCAAGAAGGCTTGCTGAAGCTGGTACAGAAGTAATGGGTAGTGGGACAAACCTCATTAAAAATGTTTATAGAGGATTTACAGCAGAAGGTGAAATAGCTAAACAAGCTATGATGTCTGGATTAAAAAATAGCAGACAACTTCTCACTTCAGCAGGATATGAAAGTTCTGTTGAGGCTTTACAGTTTCAAAAAGAAGCTTATAATCAAGTGCTTGAAAAGAAAGCAAATGAACTTGGTATTTCAAAAGAAGAACTTGAAAACAACCCTTTGCATGAAGAAACATTGGGAAGATTAAAAAGTGGAGTAAATTCTGTAGCAAATGGACTTTGGTTAATGAATTTAGCTACAGTTGGGTTAAGTAATGCTATTGGGGCAACTGCTTTATTTCAACTTGAGAAACCTATTCTCAACATGTTGGAAAGAGTTAACCCTTTGAGAGCATTTATGTCAGCAGGAGTTGAAGATTTAGCTAAAACAGCAGGAAAAGAAATTGGTAAAGATGGAGTTCAATTTGCTGCAAAAAATCTAAGTATGGCTCAAAAAGCTTTCAATATTGTTAAATCTCCATTATCAGAAGGTACTGAAGAATTTTCACAAGGTTTATATCAGGATGTAGGGAAGAGATATTTAGAAGATAAATACAACCCAAATGCAATAGATATGATTTTGAATGGAATACCTCTTATGGCTGATGAAATAGGTAAAAGACTTGGTGATAGTTCTCACTCAGGGTGGGAAGAGTTTGCAAGTGGTTTTATGAGTAGTTTATTAGGACTTCCTAATGTTGGTAGATTTGTTGGGAAAAAAGAAAATGGGAATTATGGTTTTAAAAACGATAAAGAACAACCTGCTTGGGTAGGTGGTATATTCCAGGGTATTGCTGAAAATAGACAAATTCAAAATGAAAGAAATGAAAATGCAGCTCTTAATAATTTTCTTAGCGATAAAAACTTAGCTGAAATGTTAGATGGTAAATTATCAACAGATAATATTACAACAGCTTCTGTTAAAGCATTTCCTATGATAATGGCTGCACAAAAAAGACTTGCTGATGGAATAAAAAGTGGAGATAAATTTGAACAAAATCAAGCTAAACATGATTTACTTGCTTATGCTGCTATTGCAAGAGATAAAATTGGTCAAGTAGAAAACTTTAAGAAAGATGTTCTTGCTCAATATGACCAACATACAGCAATATTACAAAAAGGAGTTACGGCTGAAAGTACTCAAGAAGAAATACAATCTGTTGCAAATCTTGAAAGTATATATCAAGGAAATACAACTCAAGAGAAAATTGCAGAAGTAAACAGAAAAAAGAAAAATACAGAAATCAAACTTAAAGATATTGAAGCAGGAATATCTCGTGCTAAATCTTTTAATTTAAGTCCTGACTTACAAGATAGAATGGCTGTTGCTTTGAGCAATGGTAATAACAGAGTGTCAGAAGCTAATAGTCTTTTAAAGGCATTACAAACCTCTCTAAAGCTTCCAAATATTCAGGTAAGCAATCTATCATCTAATGAGCTTTATGAGCTTCTGGATAAGCATAAAGTGGCTACAAGCAAGCATAAGAAAATATCTGATTCTTTACAAAAAGATAAAGCTGAATTTGACTCATTACCAGATGAAATTGTTGCTTTTGAAGGAGAATCTCCAAGAGCTAATGAAAAAAAGAAAGCTGTAAAAGAAAGAGTTGATAATTGGACAAAAGAATTGGATGCTGAAACAGCAAGACTTGAAAAAGAGCTTAATAAAAAAGTTTCTGAAGTTGATTTTACTGTTGAATCTCCTCTTACTCAATATAGAGAAGCTATTGATAAACTTCAAGGAGATGAGAAAGTACAAGCTGAAAGTTTATTTAATGATGTTCAAAGAGCTATAAATCAACATAAAGAAGCTGTAAAGGAATATAATTTAATTATGAATAATCCTGAAAAAGCTCAAAAACAAGAAGATGAAGCTAAAGAAAAAATACAGAGACAAATTGACAATAAACCAGAACTTCCTGAAAACATTGAAGAAACAGAGGAAGAAAAATCGGCAAAAGAGAAACAATTAGCTGAACAAGAATCTATTAAACAAAAAGAACAAGAAGAGATTGCTAAATTAGAAGGTGAGAAAAGAGCTAAAAAAGAAAAAGAAATTGCTGATAGACTTGAATCCGAAAAGAAAGCTCAAGAAGAAAGTGATAAAAAAGCAGAAGAATTAAAAAAACAAAACAGAGCTGAATATCAAAAAAACATTGATATTCTTGATGAAATTATTAATAAAGGAAAATATTATGATATTGAAGTAGTTGAAAATATGAATACTGATAAGTTTAAGAATTGGGGAAAATGGTTTGACCAAATTGAAAAACTTAAATTCATGGCACTTGCTAAACTTTCTAACCAAAGAAATAGTCCTTATTATTCAGTTCAAAGTATTACTACAATTGATAGAGCTGATAATAATAATTTAAGATTGAATAATATTAACAATAGTAATAAAACTCAATATGAACTTGATTTAGATACTCCTGTTAATGAAGATGAATTTGAAATTGTAACTGCTCCATTTAATACAGGAGAAAATACTAAAAAAGTAGATAAAAATGGAGACCCTGTTGTAGGTAAAAATCCAAGACTTGAAAATATTCCTAATCAAAAAGGAACTACAATTGCTGTTGTAAGAAAAGGTACAAATAAGATTATTGGTTTTATTAATGATAGAATTTTTCAATACAAAGATAAAAATGGTAAAATGATTCCGTTTTTAAAACCAAACACAAGAGAATTAAATCCAGAATTTAATCTTGCTTGGATTGGCATGGAAGGAAAACAAGCTGAAATTCAAGACCAATTAAATCTCTTATCAACTTTAACAAGCGGAAGTTTAGTTAAAACAATAGAAGGAAGACTTAGATTCCCAAAAGAAAATGCTGCAATAAACCTTACAGAAATTGAACAATTATTTTCAAATCCTCAAGTTGCTTCTGTTTCAGTGTTTCAAAGAATTTATCAAAATGAGAATATTCTATATCAAGAATGGAAATATAATAGAGAAAGAAAAATATGGGAAGCAGGTGAAATATCTGACCAAGATAGAGTAGATGCCAACACTTTAGCTATTACCTACAATGATGGGCACATCTCAAACATATCTGTAAATGTTTCAAAAGAGAATGAGTTAAAATGGTTTAAATCAGCTTTAAATAATTTAGCAAATAAAGGTACAACTTCTACTTCAAAAGTTGGAGGTTCTGTATTTTTCACAATTAATTCTGATGAAATTAGTCAAACTGTTGTAATTGAGGAGAATAAAGATGGTACAAGAGTAGCAATTAAAGTGTTAAAAGGAGTTAAAGGAGAAAAAGAAACTCAAGTGTTTGAATGGACAAATATCCAAGAATACTTAGATTTAATAAAGACTTTTCAAGGTATGAAACCTGAAGAATCTCTTGAAGCATTTAAACAGTTTTTCAATGAAAAGTTAAAAATTGCTTCTGATAAAGGTAAACTCCCACTTGTTTACAAACTTTATACAGTTTCTTTTAATGATGAAAGTTTTGATAAAGAAATTGCAGAAGGTAAATATATCATTCCTAAAATGGAAGGTAAATTAAGTGTTGTAAATGTAGAAAAAGCTGATATTGCTGCTAATGAAGGACAAGTTTCTTTAATTGGAGAAGTTAAAGAACTAATTGGAAAACAAGTTGGTACATCTAATTATAGTGTTGAAAATGGTCTTATATTCTATAATAACTTAGATGGCACAGTAAGACCTGTTCTAAATCCTAACAGAAAATCTATAATTGAAGCTGTTGAAGATGATATAAAAAGAAGAAGAAAAGAAAACCCAAGTGTTGAAAGAGGTGTGTTAATTAATTATGAAAGCGGAAAAACAAAAGAGCAATTAATTGACATTGTAAGCAAATTAAAAGAAGGTAAAATAACTTTTGATGAAATATATGAAGAGTTTTCCAACTTACCAACAAGCACGCTTTTAGAAGTAAAAAAAGCGTTTAATGAAGGCACTCTTGCAGATAAAATACAATTTGGATTAGACATAAATGAGCTTTCAGAAGTGCAGTCTAAAACAAGAAGTAAAGAAGAAGTAATAAAATCAAGACAAGAAGCATTATTTGAAAAACAAAAGGCTGAAACAGCGTTAAAAGATTCAGAATATAAAATAGTTAAGAAAAAAGAGCTAATTACTGGTAAAGTTACAGAAACAAAAGTTAAAAGAACGGTAGAAGAAAAAGCCAAATACGAAGATTTTTATAGAAAAACAATAGAGGACATAAATAAACAAATTGAAGAATACGATGCTGAATTACAATCAACAGAAACCAATTTACAACCCGAACAAACAACAGTTGAAGGAGAACAAAATATTCCTACTGACGTAGGAACGAATAATGTTTCACCAAGTAATATAGAACAACAAAAAGCTGATATTGAAAGAAGAAGACCAGAAATTGTAACTAGATATACAGACTCTGATGTAAAAGCCAATCCTGATAAAATATTTGTATTTGGAGATAATACACAAAGAACGGGTACTGGTGGTCAAGCTCAAATAAGAAATAATCCAAATGCTTTTGGAATAGCAACCAAGTTAAAACCTACCAATAATGCTGATGCTTTTATGTCTGATAATAATTTAGAAGCTAATAAAAACATTATTGATTCTGATATACAAAAAATACTATCTCAAAATAAACCTTTAGTATTCCCTAAAGATGGTTTTGGAACAGGTTTAGCAAAACTCAAAGAAAAAGCTCCTAAAACTTATGAATATTTAAAGCAAAGATTAGCTGATGAATTTTACTTCGATAATGATAAAGGAGAAATCAATGCTAAATATGATAAGGAATTAAAAGCATTAGAAGAAAACACTCCTCTCGCACCAAAAATGCCTATAAATAAAAGAACTTTTGAAACAGGACAATATGTAAAATACAATGACGAAGTTTATATTATTACAAAGCAAAATAGTAATGGAACTTGGCAAATATATAATCCAAATTTAGAAGGAGTAAATGCTAAAAAATCTGTATCAGAAGATAAACTTGAATTAGTTAATGGTAAAGCTAAGATAATAACTTATAGAGATGCTGATTATATTGTAACTCCTAAAAATACTATTATTTCACTTACTTCAAATAAAAAAGTATTTGAAGATGAAAAGAATGGTAACAGAATTAATATTCTAAATTTGGCTCATAACGATTCTTTATTTACTGATGATTTTCAAGATAGATTTGATATTAAAGATGAAGAAAAAACTTATACTCAACAAGAGATAAAAGATTATGTAAAAGCTAATAAAGAAAATAAAACAGATGAAGTAAGAACTGAGCTTGAAAAAATGAAAAATTGGGCTGAAAAGAATGATGGTAAATTATTTACAGCTTTAAATAATTTATTAAATACTTTTCCTAAAACTCAACTTTCTAATAAACCAAGTGAAATTACTCATCAAAAAGCTGTTGAAATATTTAAAGAATACTTTCCAAATTCTGCTTTATCATTAGAAGATGTAAGTCAAGTTCTTGGTAAATTATCCTTCCTTCCTAGCTCTGTTGTATATGGTGTTTATAATGGCTTGGTTAGACTTAGACAAGGTGGAACACTTAAAGATACACCGTTTTTTGAAGGCTTTAGATTGGTATTTAATGCTCTTATAACAGATAAGGAAAAATCTCAAATATTAGAAGAAGCAAGATTAAAATATTTTTTAGGTTTATCTAAAGATAAAAAAGAAACTATTTTAAAAGAGTTTCAAAAGACTTATTCTCCAAAACTTAATGGTGAGTATGTTTGGCAAGGAAAAGAACTTGAAAATTATTATTTAGAGACAATGCTTGCAAGAGAATTTGCAAATAAGGCTACTACAAATAAACCAAAATCTTTTATTCAGAGATTATTTGATAAAATAAGAAGTTGGTTAGGGATAAACAAAATTGATAGTTTGTTCAATAGAATACTTGCTAAAGAATTTAGAGATTTTCCTTACAGCCCAAAAGATAATCAAGGTACAATTAAAACAATGCTTGATGTTTATTCATCTGAAAGTGAGTCAGGTAAGGACTTAATGACAAGTGAAAATGCTTATAGAATTGCTAATAGAATATTTTCTAAAATGGCAAGAGATAAAATGTCTTTTGAAACTGCTTTAGCTGCAACAAGAAAATATTATGATGATTTAGCTGCAATTCCAGGAATATTAAATGAAACAAAAACTTCTTTAGAAATATTATCAAGCTCTATAAATGAAATTGATGAGTTTGATGAACGTAATGAAATTGGACTTCAAAATATTGAAAATCTTAGAAAAGAAGTAGAAGATAGAAAAGCAATACTTTCATTTGACCCTGATACTGTTAGTGAAGAAGGCAATGAAAATGAGGATATTGCAATTAGAGATGGAGAAAACTTTTCACAATCTTTGCGTGAATTAGGTGGAGAAATGTCAGCTTCTAAAAAGTTTAAAGAATACTTATCAACAATAATGTATGTTGATGATGAATTTGATTTATTTGGAAATGCTTTTTCAGAAGAATTTAAAAATATGTCTGAAACAGAGCAAAAGAAATTTTATATTCCTGTAGATTTCATTTTAGTTTACAACACAATGCTTAAACTTACAGCAGGTAAACCCAAATCTGAAATACTTGGATTAAATGGAACAGGTCTTTTGAATCTTATGAAAGACACTGATAAACAATTACTTGCAGTAGTTAATCAAATGAATGTTGATATTGCTAACCCACAAGAATTTGATACAACTTTAGATATGATTCTTTCTAATCTTGAAAAACAAAAAGTTCAAGGGAAAATAATCTTACATGATAATGAAACAGGTAAATTTGATATGAGTGATGAAAATGCTCAAGGTATTGAAAATAGTCAAATCAATAAATGGGCAAGTGAATATGAAATGAGACATGTTGGGAATATTGCAGAAACAGAAGAGTTATTAAAGGAGTTGAAATTTCCAACAAGTGCTACAGCTTTATATAAGGCTCTTAACAAGTATGGTTTTAAAGTTTCAAGACTTTATTGCCAATGGTGTTATGGTTTGAAAACTGGGAAGTATGAAAATGATATAATCCCTAAAATTGCTACAGAATATGGATTAACCACAAACAATAGTATTTTAGATAAAACGAACATTGAATATATTTTTGATAAGATTATTAATAGAGAGAATGAAAATGCTAAACTTATTGCTAAAGGTTTACCTGGAGTTGAAACCATATTTCCAAACGGAGATATTTATTTTGGTGAAAAGAAGAATGAAGGTAGTAGAAATAAATTAAAAGCAGTGGCTTTTGGTAATAGTATTTTTGATTCATCTGTTAAGAATTTAAGTTATAAAAATTCTGAAAATAAAACAGTTTATGAAATTATTGCACGTATGCAAGTTGGAGATTTTGTCAATATTATAAATAAGATTACAAAAGCTAATAAACAAGGTGAACCTACTTATGATGCTATAAGAAAAAAAATACTTGATTTGAAAAATGATAATGAAGAAATTGAAAAACTTCTCAAAACAGAAGTTGGTGGAAAGTACCCTTATTTAAGCTTTATTAACAGTATTTACAATCTTGTACAAGAAGGTAAAGATATGGAAAATGGTGAAGATATGGCTTTAAAAGATGTTCAAGATATTCTTATAGATTTAGGAAAATTCATTTTTCATAATAACCTGGAGAATTTTGTAGAAAAAGATGATAAAGGTAATTATAGACAAATGGAAATCGGATTTTTAGGTGGCTATAGGGAAACTTCTGGTGAAATAATTGAAGACACTTATATTGAAGATGAAAAAAGTAAAAGTAAAGCAGGGACAACTTTTAGTTCTGCAAATGAGCAGGAAAAAACATTAGCTTTACTTGGTGTTTGGATGAAAGGGTGGTACAATCCTATTGTAGCAGCAGGTAAATCTATGCAGTTTATTTTCAAAGGAAATAAAGTTAAAAGAATTACACCTCAAAAAATAGAAGATACAAAAAACATTTTGATGAATTGGTTTGACCAAGAAATTCATAGAATTGACAGAGGAATAAAAGGACAAGTTAGTAAAGATATTGATAAATATGAACAAAAATCTCAAAAGTTTTTTGAAAATAAAGCATTTGTTGATAGTCTTGCTAATACAGATTTGAAAGAAATTTATTCAGCTTTTATTGAAGTAGATTCAAAAGATGCCAATCTTGTTGCTGCAAAGTTACAAGAGAAAAAAGATTTTATTGAAAAGTATAAAACAGATAAACAATTTAGAGACAATATAAAAGAAGCATTATTTGATTTTCATAATAATTTATCTCTTAACTTTGCAAACAAAACAATTGGAACAATAGGGATTAATTTACCTCAAGTTCTTATTGATAAGAAAGAAAAACTTGTGGAAAATGATTTAAATGAAGGTACTGAAAATCATAGACTTATGGTTAATGTTTTGCAAGAATTTTACTTTGATGATTTAATAAATAGTACAGCTTTCTACAATACTTTTATTGGAGATAAAGCTATGAGTTTAAAGGGTTATATTGATGTAAATAAAAGGGCAGGTAAACATATTGCAGGTGGAGTGAGTTCTGAAACAGCCAATAGAAATATTAGAGCTATTGGTGTGAAATCTATTAAGCAAATGTTGGGAATTGATGAAGATTTTCAAATAGATAAAGATTGGTACTCTGAAAGAGAAAATTACCCTTTAAAAAACAAAGATAAATTTGAACCTACTGACACTACAGATGCAGAAAGTTATCAAACTGTAAGGGCTAATATTGACTTCTACTTGAAAAGTAATGCTAAATATACAAAAGAGGTACATGAAATTTATGAAATGATAAATTATGGTATTGAGCCTTCATTTGATTGGTGGGAAAAACTTGATAAAAATAATGCAGCTTTACAGAAAAGAAAAATGGTTTATGCTGATTTTCTTCAATATATTAAAACTTCTGTAAATACTTTAACTTGGCAAGAATGTTCATTTTGGAACAGTGAAGCATTGAAAGCTTTTGCAAATGAAGCTATTAGATTAAATGTAGAAAAATTAACTCCTTTACAAGAATTGGCTGTAATTAAAACTCTTACTGAAAATAATTCTGCTAATGTTGCTAAATTTAGAACAGTTTTACCAAGTAGAAAGAAAATGTTTGGTTTATTGTCTTTTATGTTAAATAACAAGATTGATTATGTTTATCATGATTCAGCAAGTAAATCGTTGCAAAGAAGGATTAGAGCTAAAGATTTTGATAAATTAGAAGCTAAAAATGCTCACTACTTAAATCCTACTTATTGGAAAGAACAAGTAGCAACTGATGGTGTTAAAATGGAAGTAGTTGATGGTACACAAAAAATACAACTTATCTTTTCAGAACAAAATGGCGAAATAAAAGTTGATATTGGTCAAAATACTTTTGATTTAGAAAAAGTTTCTGATACTTATAAACAATATTTGGCTAATAGGATAAGTATGATGTATGAAAAAGTTCTTGCTGAATTACAAAATGAAGATGGAACAATTAACATAGATGAATTAAAAGCAGGTTTTGTCAAGACTCTTGAAAAGAGTGGTTCAACACAACAAACAATTAAATTCTTCAAAGAGAGTAATATTAACTTACCGCACATTGTTGAAAAAGCTGAAAGTATGTTTATGAGTAGAGTGAGCAAAGTTCTTTCCCACAAAAAACCAGGAAGTGCTTTGGCTCTTGCTTCCCCCAAATTATATCCAATAATGAGAGCTACTACTAAAATTGAATTATCTAATGGTAGGACTATTTCAGAAAATGAAGTAATTTCAACAGAAACTTATAAAAAGTTTAGTAGTGAATTTACAGAAGGTAAAAACTTTGCAATAAGCAGATTAAGGCATGGAGTTAAAGAAGGTAAACATTATTATGCTGAAATTATACTTCCTGCAAATCATCCTGCATTAGCTTATATGAAAGATGGATTTATTCCTGCTGAATTTGCTGAAATGGTTGGTATTAGGATTCCTACACAAGATAAACATTCAATGTTGTCTATGAAAGTTGTAGATGTCATTCCTGCTTACAAAGGTTCTACAGTTATAGTTCCTTTAGAAAGCATCTTGTTGTCAGGAGAAGACTTTGACATTGATAAAAAGTATATTTATTGGTATGCAGGTTATCAAACAGTAAATGGTTGGAAGAAATACGGAGATTATAAAACTTTTAAAGAACTTGATGAAGAAGTTAAACAGCTTGCTTCAGAAGAAAATATGTCAGCTAATGATTGGAAAACTCAAAATATTGAGCAATATGATAATATGGTTAAGAGAATGAATGAATCAGGTAAATTAGAAAAAACTCAAACAAATAAATATGAGCTTGATAATGATTTACTTGATTTAGAGAAAGTTATGGTTCATAATAACGGAAATAATGATATTGCTTATACACCTTCAAGTATGGACATTGTAAATCAGGCAGTTCAATCTCATATTCTATTAGTTGATAAAGAAAGATTAAGATGTGCTGAATTTTATGGAATGGAATTAGCAGCTTTTGATACTTTACCAAGTTCAGAAAAAGTAGAAAAAATACAGAAATTTGTAAAGGAAAAAGGTTATATTAATGTTTATGGAAATCATAGTCCATTAGATAAACTTACAGCTTATTATAATAATGATGTTGGTAGTGAAAACATTGGAGTTTGGGCTTTATCAAATGTGGTAATGCAAACTTTAATAAAAGAATCTAAATATATTAAAGTTGAAAATGGAGCTTACATGCTACATGGAATAAGAATCAATGATATAATTTCATCTTTCTTATCAAGTGCTACTGACAATGATAAAGAACAACATGCTGCTATTTTACAACTTGACCAAGAAAAATGTGGTATAATGTTTGATTTAATGTGGAGACAAGGTTTACATCCGACAGTTGCTTTGGGAATTATTTATGATGGAAATGGTGGAAATAATATGGATTTAGGAGCTTTAATGCAGTTAAATCCTAATTTATCAGAAACAGATGCAAAGTTTTTAAATGATTTAATGCAAGGTGATGAGCAAGCGATGGAAAAACAGAAGTATTTATTAAAATCTTCTACAAACGCTGCAAAATACACAATGGCTTTAACAACACTTATGAGTTTAAATAAAGGTTTTAAATCAACAATATCTGATAATCAAACAATCGTAGAAGCAATAAAAACATTGAAAAAAGGAGTTGTAGATAAAGAAACTGGATTAACTTTACCAAAACCTTATGATGGTTGGAACATTGTTCAATCTGATATTCATTTAAAAGAAGAAGTTGATAAATTTGAAAAAGTTTATGATGAGCTTACTCCAAAAGTTTTCTTGATAAGAAATGAAAAATTGAGAAATGCTTTGGAAAAAATGACAGCTTCATTAAAAGGAATGAATTATCCTACAAACAGAACAAAAGTTTATAGAGATTTGATTTCCTATGTCATAGTAAATATTATTAAAAACAATGATAGTTTGGTTCAGAATTATGCAAAAATTGGCGGAGAAGAAATATTTACAACAGGTTTGATAAGTAAAGTTAAAACTATTTTGACACCAAAGGTTGATAATTCGTTAATGAAAGGATTAACTGCTGTAAAAAAAGTAATGAAGCAGGGAGAATTTACAGGAAAAACAATTGATTCAGTGGCAATGAATACTTGGTTAAAAGCTGTAAGATTTGTAGATGAAAAAATGCAAAATGATTATGAGAGATTTAACAGAAGACCACATGCTTTGGAAGAAATAAAAATTGCAATGGAAAATGGCAAAACTGTTGATGAAGCTCTTGTAGAGATTGATACTAATAAACTTATGGGAACATTAGCAAAACTCATGTACATTCAATCAGTAGTTAAAGAAGGACTTCAATTCAAATCAGGAAGTGTTAATTCATTGATTTCTACACCTTTATTTGCACAAACAAATGGGCTTATTGACAGATTAATGGATGAAAAGAACTTTGAAGAAATTACAGGAAAATCTGCCGACCAATTAATGATTGATTTTATTAGAAATTTTGTTGCAGATGAATCAAATAAATCTTTCTTACCAAGTTTATACAAACAAGAATATTTCATGGAAGCTAATGAACAAGGAGATACTTTGGGAAATGCAAGAATTGAGCTTAAAAATGCAGGTTTCAATTTTGATGAAAAGAAAAAAGTAATTCCTGCTTTTGGAATAAATTATGGTAAAGTTAAACTTGTACTTAATGAAAATTCTATTAAATCAATGTTAAATGATGAAGAATTTACTCCAATTTATGAAAGTATAGTTACAAAAGGTGGAAAAGATGTTGTTGGTTATAGAAATGATGATATTAAATCTGGAGAAAAGATTGGTAATAATATGTATTATACTGGTAAAAAAGATGCAGAATTTGAAGCTGATTTAATAAAACAATCTTTGAACGAAATTAAAAATCAAACATTAGCTGAAAAGATATATGCGAGTTTACCAAAGAAAACGGAAAGTGGAAATGTATTAATAAAATCAGTTTATCAACAAGCAGGAATTGATTATGCAAAGTCTGTTGGAGGTATTTTCAGTTTAAGAGTTAATAATTCTGACAAACATTTCGGAAATCCTTTTAGTTCTGTGCAATCAGAAATAGATAAAGGATTAATTGCTACAAAAGATACAAAAGAAGGTGTTGAAAAATATATTGATTGGGTAATTAATTCACAAGATGAAAGAGCTAAATGGATTAGAGAACAACTTGATAAAGGAATATTGAAAGGTAAACCTATTATTTATTACACAGATAAACCTGCTAAAAATTCCATAAGTCCAAGTAATGAAACACAGCCTTCTCATGCGAATGCTTTGGATTATTTAATTAATAATTGGGAAAGTGTTATAAACCAATCTGTTGAAGCTAACAAAATGGTACAACCAACTTCCATGAGTGAAATAACAAATCATTCAGGTGGAGCTTTAGGTGCAGATAGCATGTGGGATAAGATTGGAAGATTATTTGGCGTAGTAAATCATAAACATTATTGGGCTAACCAAAAAACTCCAATGGGAAATGTAGAACTCACAAAGCAACAATTAGAAGAAGGAATTGAACATGCAAAGTTAGCAGCCAGAGAACTCGGAAGACCTTTTGTAGATAAATATGCTAATTTATTAGGCAGAAATTGGTTTCAGATTAAAAATAGTACACAAGTAATTGCTATTGCTCCAATAGTTTATCCAAATGAAAAAAATTCACAAGGATATGTTGTAAAAGCAACAAGAGCTACTGTTGATGGTGGTACAGGATATGCTGTTGAAATGGCAATAGCTAATGGAAAAGAAGTTAATGTTTTTGATACTAAAACAAATCAATGGTACAAATGGAATGGTTCAATTTTTGTAAAATCAGAAGTTCCAATATTACATAAAGACTTTGCAGGAATTGGCAGCAGACAAGATAATGGGAAAATGACTGATGAATCAATACAAGCTATTAGAGATGTTTATGAAAAGACAAGAAATTCTTTACAAGAACAAAATGATGTAAAAGTTTCAGCTATTAATTTCAATGATGAACAAAAATCAGCTATAAATCAAGCTATTGAGTTTATTAAAAATGGAAATCCTAAAGAATGGTTTGTAATTGAAGGTAAAGCAGGTGTCGGAAAGACAACTATTGCAGAACAAATTGTAAGAAACTTTCCGAATAAAAATACAAGTGTTGCTGCTTTATCTTACAAAGCTAAAAGTGTAATCAGAGATGAATTTAGAGAAAATGGCATAAAAGCTAATTTTTATAGTTTAGCAGGTTTGTTAGGTCAAAAACTTAATATGGAAACTGGAGAATTTGAAAGAGATGAATTTTCAATGACAACTCCTCCAATTGAAATGTCTGATTTGATTCTTATAGATGAAGCTTCAATGATTAATGAGCAAGCTTTGGAATTAATAATGCAAACAAAGCCTACTAATGCAAAAGTAATATTTTTAGGAGATATAGGTCAATTACCACCTATAAGAACTGAAAAGAATAAGTATTACAAGGATAAAAAAGCATTATTTGGGAAGAAATCTCCTGTATTTGAAGGAAATAATAAAGCTAAACTTCTCACAAGAATTAGACAAGGAGAAGAAAGTCCAATCCTACCTTATGCTGATTTTTATTGGGAAAATTCACAAGTATCAAATCCTGTTGAATATCCTGCTACAAATAAAAAAAATGTAATTTCAAGTAAAGGTACTTTAAGATTTGTTGATAAATTTGCTGATATTAAAGATGAAGTTGTTAATGAATTTAAACAATCTGTTGAAACAAACAATCCTAATCATATTAAAGTAGTAACTTACAGAAATGCTACAAGAGAAAGTATTAATGAATATGTTCATAATTCTTTATTTGGAAACCAAAACGAGTTCAATAAAGGAGAACTTATAATATTTAATGATAGCTATGATAATATTGAAAATTCAACAGAATCACAAATTTCAGATATTACAGAAGTTAAAACAGATGAAAATGGTTTGAAATATGTAGATTTAACAATAATCTATGAAGGTAAAATTAAATCTTTTCCTGTTGTTTTAAAAGAAAGTAAAGAAGATTATAAAAAACTTATTTCTGCCAAATTTGCAAACGCAAAAGCTAAAACAGGTTTAGATAGAAAATTAGCAATGAAAGAAGCTTGGGCTTTTAAAGGAAAGTATGCTAATATTGATTATGGATATGCAATTACAAGTCATAAATCTCAAGGTTCAACTTATGATATTGTTGTAGTAGATGAAAAAGATATTATGTCTGTAAGTCCTATTTCAGCAAAAGAAAAATCAGAAAGTATTTATACAGCACTTACAAGAGCAAGAAATAAAGTAATCTCTATATCTGAAAAACAAAAATCACCAACAGAAATTGCTAATGAAATAAAAGTTAATCAAAAATCTGTTGCTCAAGTATTTGAAAATATGGATAATATGAAAGAAGAGGAAATTGAAGAATTGTTAAATAAAATTAATGAAGATAGATTTATTAGAAGTTTACCTAACGAAATAGAAGGTTTTAATACTGATAAGTTAATTGAAATTAAGAAAGTATTTAGTAATCCTGAAGCTGATTATTCTGAAATAGAAGATTGGGAAGGTGTAACAATGGAAAAATTAGAAATAGAATATTCAAATAAAAATAGTAGAATAATGTCTGATTTAATTCAAGTAATGCCTGAAGGACAAACTGTTAATGAATTTGTAGATAATTTATTAAAACAAAATATAATTTTAAAAGACAAAAAACAGTTATCTATATTTGACCAAGAACAAACAGGTTTAACAGAAAAAGATTGGAATAGTCTTAGTGAAAAAGAAAAAGATAAAATAAAAGAGTGTTACTTGTAACACTCTTCAACTAAAATAATTTATGACAGTACAAGAATTTGTAGGAGCATTATTTGAAATTGAAACAACTGCTCACATAGCACATTTACAAACAACAAGCTATGCACAACACATGGCTTTGAATGAATTATATACAAGCATTGTTGACTGGAGAGATGATTTCTGTGAAAGCTATACTGGTAAATATGGAATTATAAAAGATATTCCTATTAAAAAAGAACCAGAAGGTCAAGATATGATTCTTTATATTAAAAGAAAAGCTCTTGCTTTTGAAGAATATGAAAAGAGTTTAAAAGATGGATATTTACAACAAATCGTGCAATCTGTTATTGAATTGATTTACAGCACAATATATAAGTTGAAAAACTTGAAATAACTAATTTATAATGAACAAAAGGTGTATTAACCCAAATAGTATTCAAGTTAAAGAATTGAGTGATGAATTAGGATTAAAACCTATAATTGTAGCTGCTAAAATTGCTGTTTGGCAAGATAAAAATAATACTTATGATTTTCCTTCCGTTAATGATTTGGTGGAGGGAGATTTCAATATTTTCTATAAAATGGAAATGTTAAAGAATTTATTACCTAAAGCAATTGCTTATGATAATTATTTTAGGGATTGGGGAACTGATTTTGTTAAAGAAAAAATGCTTGAAAAAGGTTTCACTCAAGAAGAAATAGATTATCTTGAAGAACTTCATAATAAAAATCCAAAATTTACTAATAAAGATTTCACAAGACTTATTTCTGACGAGTATAGTGATATTCTTGAAAAAAATATTTCATTAAATAGAATAAACCAATTAATGACTTCTCAGTTTGATGAAGAATTAGAAAGAAGGGTTTTGACTTATTTAGAACCTTTTGGTATTACCATGAAAGAAGTAGATAACTTGAAAGATTCATTCGGTGATGTAAGGGGTATTGCTGATATTTATAATAAAGTTATTTTGGCTTCCAAAGATAGAAATATTTCAACTTTACCTGAGATGGTAGGATATTTTTATGTTGAACTCATAGGAAGTAAGGAAGGAATAGGTAAAACTTTAATGACTTCTATTGAAAAATGGGGAAAATATGAAGAGCATTTTAATAAATATCAAAATATATATTTATTACCAAACGGAAAACCTGATGTATCTAAAATAAAAAAGAAAATCATTGCAGAGGCAATATCTGAAGCTGTTGTAAAAAATTATACAGCAGAAAAAAGCGATTTTTGGAAACAAATATTAGATTTTATTGAAAAAATTACATCTTTGTTTAAAAATAGTAATAACATTCCGATAGAATCTTTGACAAATGAAGTGGCAAAAAAAATTCTCTCTAATAATAGAGAAGATATTATCAGTAGAATTAAAGAAAAAAAAGAATTAAAAACTTGGGAAGGAACTTTGAAACCTTATCCTCATATTAAAGAAGTGTTAAATAAATTTTCAAGCATTGGAGCAATATTAACAGGTAGTTTAGCTTTAAGAAAACAAGGAACTGTTTATAGAGATATTAATGAATCTGTACACGATTTAGATTTTGCTGTTAATTTTGACAGTTATAATGGAGATATTAAAGGTTATCTTGCTAAGATAAATAAATTAGTGGGAAACACTTATTATCCTCTTAATGATGGATTTACAGGTAATATTGGTGAAATAGTTGTCAATGGGATTATCACAAACTATCCTGAACTTGCTGAAAAATTTAAAAATTTAAGAGGGGATTATCAAACAAGACTTGACCAAATGACAAGAAGTGAGCAAGATAAGATTCTTCTTATAGATTTATTTTTTCATAGTAGTAACTCAAGTATAATAACTGATGGAGTAGCAGAAGCATCTATCATATTTGCAGCAAAAAGTTTTATGGGAATGAGAGCTAAAGATATGAATGATTTATTAAACTATACTCCTTATGAAAAATCTGATAAAGTTTCTAACTACAGTTATTCTCAAAAACTCAATTCCATTGACAAAGTAGGAGAAAATCAAACAGAAATAACCATTGGAAATAAAAAATATAAGCAGGGAATTTATAGCTTTAAAGAAATTTTTGAGAATATTGGAGATAAATCCTATGCAAATAAATTACTTAAAATGCTCTATGGACTTTCTAATCAAAATATTGATGATATGAAAGTAGAAATTGTTGATAACATTACAGAAGCAGGACATTTTGATAATGGAATAATCAGATTAAATATAAATTCTTTAAATCCTGAAACAGTTTTTACGCATGAAATCATACATGCTCTCACAGCCCTTAAATTAGCCTATTGGAAGAAGAACTCTCCAAAGGTATATAAAGACATGGAAAAAGTTTGGATTGATTCTAAGGCTGTTTTAGACCCAAATAACACACGTTACGAATTTAGTTCCATAGATGAATTTTATGCAGCACTTTCCAAACAATCTTTTGTTGAAGAATTAGCTTCTATTAAAGATGATTCTTTTATTGGCAAATTAATTCAACTGTTTAAAGATATGTTGAGCAAACTTGGAATTAAAGTTGAAGGAACACTTGCTGAAAAAGCATTAAATAATCTTACAGAAATTGTAAAATCTGAAATTGGAAGTAATGATATTCAGCTTGATTTATTGAAAAGTGAAGAAAAAATTTCTTCTAATAAACAAAAAGTTTATTATCAAAATAATTCAGGACAAAATAATGAAGATTTTATTGCTTCTGAAAAAACAATAAGAGATTTAGCTGCAAGATTAGCTAATAGAATTGGAATAGAAGTTAAATTTATATCTGATAGAAGTCAAAATTTTAAGGGGAAATTGGAAGGAAAAGTTGCTACTGTGAATTTAGCTTATGCTACACTTGACACAATTTTTCACGAGGTGAGTGGTCATGCTATTATAGCTACTCTAAAACAAAAATCTGAAACTTCTATAAAGAATCATATTCAAGATTTAATTGAGAAAGGAGTAATCATAAAAGAATGTTAGTACTACATGACTATAATGATGCTAATAAATATTTAGCAGGAGTATATTGTATAATAAATAGTATTGATGATAGGATTTATATTGGTTCTACAAAATGTTTTAAAAGAAGATTTACTGAACATTTAGTAAGTTTTGCAGAAAATAATCATGGTAATAGACATCTTTTAAACTTTGTGAATAAATATGGAGTTGATACTTTAACTTTTAAAATATTAGAAATATTAGAATTTGATATTCTTTTAATAAGAGAACAATGGTATTTAGATAATGTTATTGATTTCAAAAAAGATTTTAATATTTGCCGTATTGCAGGAACACCTCCTAATTATAATAGAAGTTTTTCTGAAGAAGATATTATAAAAATTGCAAAATTATATAATGAAGGAATGTCTTGCTGTAAAATATCTGAATTATTATTTAATGATAGAAATTTTAGATGTAAAATATCAAATATTACAAGAGGAGAATCTTATTCTGAATTTAAACATTTATTTAATTATAGAAAATATAACCAAACAGGTAGGAAATATAAACAATCTACCAAAGATAAAATAGGTAAAGCTAATAAAGGAACAAAAGTTTTATCTGAATCTGATATAATATTTATAAGAGACAATTTGAATAAAGTTTCTATAAGAAAAATGGGAAAATTATTAAATAAAAATCATAGGTCAATATGCTATTATATCAACACTATTATGAAAGATGGCTTGTAAATATAAATATGAAAATAAATGGTATTCAGAGGAAGAGCTAATGAATAAAATTCAAAATGAAAATTCTAATTTCTCAACTTTATACCAAAATCTTCTCAAAGAACTTGAAAGTGGTAGAGGTAAGGAGGTACTTGATAGAATTAAACAAACTTATACTAATAAATATAATAATAAAGATGTACAAGATGCTCTATCTGTAATTAAAGAATTAGAAGGTTTAGAAGTATTTGGGTTTTCAAATGAAGACCAAGAAAGACTTGATAAAGCTAATCTTATTGTAGCAAATACAAATGAAAAATACACATTAGAAGAACAACAAGAGGAAGCAATTGTAGAACTTCTTGGTCTTATGGCTGCTGAAAAACTTGATGCTGTAAAAGATGGTAAACTTATCTCTTTATTAAAAAGATTACTTAAAGAAATGGCTACTTTCATGCGTAATTTACTTAGACAAAAAGAAATTGAGGTAGATAAATTGCCTGATAATATGACTTTAGATGATATTGCTAATGTTTTAGCTTACAGTAATTCTAAAATTATACTTCCAGGAAGTGAAGTTATTTATACAACTCCTGATAATCAAACTTTTAAAACTTATCAAGAGGCAAGTAATCATATTAGTAAGTTAGCTAAGAATACGGGGGAAATTGATTTGAATAACATAAAAGGTAAAAATAAAGCTGTTACAATTAAAGATGTTCCCGATAATTTTCATATTAACGTGGGAGACCAAAACTATCCTATTGATATTTATTTTTCAAAAGGTCAGGATGGTTTATGGTATGAATTTAATTATTCAAAAGACCCTAATGATGAAGGAGAAGTAATTTCTGAAGATAATGTTATAATAATGTATAATAGAAGTGTTAATCAAATAGATACTTTTATTGAAAAAAACAAAGAATTTGAACAATCAAAAGAAATAATTGAAGAATGGAAAAAAGTAAACGGTATAAAATATAATCCTGAAGAAATTTACAGCAGAGGTCAAGGTTTTTATTCAGTTGTAGGAGCTTACTCTACATTTGATGTAAAACTTATGTTCCAAAATTTACTTCATCATATTGAAGATAATAAGAAAGCAGGTGGACATTTTGCTATTTCAGCATTTACAAAACCTATTGATAAAACTATTTCTCATCTTGAAGGAGGTGGCGGTAAAATTAAATTTGTAATTTATCCAAAATCTGAAGATATTTTATGGGCAACTAATAGAGATGCTTACAGTGGAAGTGTTTGGGATGCAGCAGAAAAAGTAAATAAAGATAAAAAATCTGAATTACTTGGAGTGAGTTATACCAAATATCCTTCTTTGAATAATATCAATTATGTAAAGCCGAATTTAGCTGATATTGTTGATAACCTTGCTGACCATCATAATGAACTTGGAATTGTTTTAAATAATAATTTTAGGCTTGAAGTAGATGAGGATGTACCTTATGAAATTAAAAGATTGGCAGAAGTAATTAATTCTGTTTTGGATGATACTTATGGTAAAATTAAAAAACTTAATATTAATAGTAGTCAAAGTATTCAACCTACTATAACTGAAAAAGATTTGAAGGAAAGTATTGGAAGTGTTAAAGATAATATATTGAAAGATACTTATATTGAAGTGGAAGGTTGGGGAAATGTTCTAAATGATAAAAGTAATAATAAAAAAGAATATAGTGAACAAGCTCTTATCAACACAAAAATAGCTGCTTTAAAAGAAGTTGCTAAAAAATATCCACGTTCTTTAATCAGAAGTGAAGTAGTAACCAATAATAATTTCAATACTTATTATCAAAAATCAGTTGAAGGTGGTCAAGAAATGCAAGGAAAACTTAGCAAAGATAATGTTCGAGTTGGAGACTTACTTGTTAATGAAAGCATTGCTTTGAGAGTTGTAGCTTTGAATGAAAATGATTTAACAACAGAAGATGGACAAACAATTCCTTATGATGCTGATTTTAATGTATTTAGAATTGCCCCAGATGAGATTTCTGAAAGTGAATCTATTGAAGATGTATCTATTAATGAGTATGAAAGTGAATTAAGTGAAAATAAACCAGAAGATTTGGCGATGAAAGAAATTCCTGAAGAAAAACTTGATAATACAGTTTTAGAAGTTGAAGAAAAAGATTTAGATTGGTGGAGAAAAATATATTTAGCTTATGATGCAATGAAAAAAGAACTTGCAAATACAAGCCAAAATATAAGTGGTAAAATCTTATATAATGATGCCTCCTCTCATGCAAAAAGTGTTGAGAAGTTACATGAAGATAATCTTACTGATACACCTATGTTAAAAGCTATTAAACAAGCTGCTTCTATTGCATTGTATGTAAGTAACTTAAAGTATAATTTACTTACAAAAGGTGAAGTTAGTGTAGATGAATCTGCTCAAACCAATGTTTTAAATTCCCCACTTTTAGGACTTGCAAAGAAAATTAAAGAAGCTTATAAAGGAGATACTTCAAATTGGACAAATGAAGAGCATATAAAATATAATAAAATGGCTGAATACATTAATACTTATGTGGAAAAACATTCTGCTGATTTAAAGAATTTGAAACTTATCATTAGACAAAGTAAAAATCAAACAAACGATATAAATGATTATTTGAGAAGTATAGGGCAAGCAGGTAAATTTGAAACAACTTTGGAAGAAATGCAAACTGTTATTGATGCAATGGAAGAAATTCAATTTGTGATGAAAAGTAGTTCTCACTTTCCAAGTGTTCTTATGATTAACAATAGAGAAGAAATTGCTAAAAAAATAGTTTCTGATAATGAACAAATTACAAGAGCTAATAATAAAATTGAAACTCAAATTGCTCAAAAAGAAGCACGAAAAATTAAAAAACCAGAAGAAACAGAAAAACTTGATGAAGATATTGCTAAATTAAGAGAATCTATAAAACCTTTAAAGAGTTTAGACAACATTAATGAAATTCAAAACTCATTAATGAACGGAAATGATACTGGATTTTTAAAAGCTGTTACAGGCAGCATACATGATTTAGGAGATACTGCAATGAGTTTATTAGCTAATAGAGTTCAAGAATCTTGGCAAAAAATGCAAAATGACCTTGCTCCTATTGGTAAAGAAATGACAGATGCTTGGAATGACTTTGCAGTAGATGAGGGAATGATATTTAGTGATGATGTAATGAAAAATTTTACAGAAATTATTGAATACACTGACATGCAAGGAATTGACAAAGTTGAAAAACGTTTTATTTCAGATAGAGACTTAGTAGCTTATTATGCAGATTACCATGAAACAGCTAATAAAATTAAAGCTCTGTTTGATGAAATTGCTGAAAATAAAAAAGATGTTTCTACTAAACCTGTGGCTAATCAAGAAGAGCATGACCAACAAATAGCTATGAATGAAGCAATTTATGCTAAGAATAGAAAACTTTATAAAAAAATAAAAGAAATTCAAGAAAAATTTACTGAAAAACAAGTGTTTGATAGTAACATCATTAATGTTGATGAAGAAGGTAATACAATTCCAGAAGGAGAAAATGGTATAAAGAATTTCTTACAAAGGACTTATCAAGCATATATGAAAGCTGACCCTAATCAAGGGTTTAGATTATTTTCTCATTACTTAACAAGTAATTTTGACATTGCTAATATGCAATATGAAAATAAATCTTGGAGAAATAACAGTGAAGAATCTTATATTAAACACTTGATTGATAAGAAGTTTCCCGATACATTGGTTAAAAAGTACAACAGTAAACTTCTCAAACCAAAAAGTACAAGTTATCCTTCTGATAAAATATCAAAACTTACAGAAAAAGAAAGAAAATTATTTGATGTTGTAACATCAATTTATTATGAATCTCAAAGAAATTTACCAAGCTATAGCAGACCTGGAACAAGAGTTCCTTCTGTAGCAAAGGAATGGATGCAGAAAAATATGAAAGATAAATTTGCAATTGGTAAAATATTAACAGAGGAATTTGGAGACCACTTTTCAGATGAGACAACTGATAATAATAGTAAAAGAATTCCAATTTATTATTCAGGTAATAGTATGAAAGCTAATGAAATTTCAGATAATTATGTTTCAACGGTGTTAATGTTTGCAAAACAAGCTGCTGCTTATAGAACAAAAGCTGATAATCTTTATTTAGCTAAAGAAATGCACCACACCTTACAAAAATCTAAAAAGCAAGATAATAAAGGAAATGTCATGGTAAATAAAGTACTTGCAAAACTTGGTATTACAGAAGGTATTCCTGAAGATATGGATTGGAGAAATTGGTTTCTTGAAAAATGGATAGACCAAGTATTCTATGGTAAATCTAACCGACCCATTAGTGTTAAAGGTGTTAGAGTTGATAAAATATTGGATAAACTTATGGGATTCTCAGCTTTTGGTACTTTAGGAGGTGTAAAGGTAGTAAACTTCTTTACGAACATTAGTATGGCTAATGTTAGTAATTTGATGAACACTTTAGGATATTTTGAAGGAAGTACTCTTGAAAAACTTTATAGTGCTTCACAATATGCCAAAGCTGTAGTAACAAGTGGAAGAGTAATGTTTGACATGCTTTTAGACCATTCAAAACAAACTGAATATAGTTCTTCTGTTTTTGCTGAACTTATGGATGAACTTGAACCTTTACAAGGTGAGTATTTTGACAAGTTTGGCAATCAGTTAAATAGGAATTTCTTAGGTAAAGCATTTAGTACAACTACTTGGTTTGCTCCTATGCACTTAGGTGAAGTTCAACCACAAATATCAGCAATGATAGCTATGCTTGAGAATATCCCTGTTACATTATTAGATGGAAAGAAAACAACTTTATGGGAAGCTCTCACCATGACAAATGATTTAAGTAAAAATTGGCAAAATATTGAAAATTGGAGAACAATAAAAGAAGATGTTTTAAGTAAGAAAAAACTTAAACTTGAAGAAATTAACAGAAAACTTCATGGTAATTATAAGTCTATGGGAGGAATAAATAAACCAATTATGAGACAATTTGTTTTTGGTAGAATGTTAGAGAGTTACAGAAAATGGATTGTTCCAGGAGTATTATTTAGGTATAAAGAAGATGATTTTTCAATAAATAGGAGCGAAAGGAGTGAAGGTAAATATAGAACTTTATTCAATTATATACTAACAGATGCTAAATGGATGTGGGAAGGTATTGAAGGTAAAAACATTACACCTTTAGAAGTGCTTTTTCCTAATGAAAATAATATTGATAAACTTAGAGAATACTTTTCAGATGAGCAATTAGTGAATATTAGGCAAGCTGTAATGGAACAAGCTTTTATAACATTAACAAGTATTATTGCAGTTGCACTCTATGCTTTAGGGAAAGGTGGGGATGATGACAATTATGCACTTATGACAGCAGCAGCTATTTCAATGAGATTGAGTCGTGATTTTAATTTCTTTCAAATATTAAACGTAGATTCTCCATTTTCCGCAGAATTACTTTTAAATGAAAAACCAGATGATTTAGGTTTAAGAGTTCCTATTACAAGTGGTTTATCAGATGCTCTTAGGATTGCTAAAAATCCATTTCCTATGATGAGAACTCTTGACCAATTCAATGCTTTATTTGAAATTCTTACAGGAAATCCTTCAGCAACCTATGTTAAAGGAAAGAATAAAGATAGACTTAAACTAACTGTTGCTACTGAAAAATTATTAGGGTTTCATATCGGAACAGACGGTAAGATAATTCTCGACCCGATTACAAAATAAAAAGATAAGTAGGGAAAAAGAATGATTAGTAGGGAAAAAATTAAAGCCAAGGAGAACTCCTTGGCTTTTTTTTAATAATTACGTACAACCTCTTCATGAAGTATCATACTACTCCAATACTGTTTCACTAATTATAAATCCGTAATTTAGTGTTTGTTAATTTGATAATTTTCTTCTTTAAACTTTGGCAACAAAGCCTTAAATTGTTCTTGTGTCATATTTTGTTAGTTTTTTTTGTGAAACAATATGTTTAATAATCTCATGTGTCCAACCATTTCCAATACATTTATATCTTTGAGTATCAGAGATTTCTTTTACAACTCCATCAAAATTACCAAATTTAGTATAATTATCAGGAAGTGTTTGTAACCTTTCACATTCAATTGGAGTTAAATTTCTTGCACCTAACTTGTCATAATCAATTGAACTACTTGGAGTTAAAGATTTCCAATAGTCATAATCCATTACAATATTGGCTTTATTTCCTCCAATTTTTAAACAGCCGCATTTACCAAGAATATCCTTGGGTTGTCTATCTCTAAAAGTAGATTTTAAATTGCCTAAAACACCTTCTTTTGATAAAAAATATTTTTTATCTACATTTTTTTCTAAAATTTTTTTAATATCAATATATTTATCTTTTGGTTGTTCTACAAAGAAATTAGTCCAATATAATCTTGGTCTATTTTGAGCTGAAACAAGTGCTGAATTTAGAGGGGTACAATAAATTTCTCTATTTGTAGCAAGTTTTAATTCTCTTGTAATAGTATTCTGCCATTCTTTTTTCATCACTACATTTTCCATAAGAATATTTACTTCTGAGTTGTTATAGTAATTTATGTATTCTACAATTTTAACAGCTTCATAAAACAAACCACTTTTACCACTAAAACCTTCTTGTTTTCCTGCCAAACTAAATGATTGACAAGGACTTCCAAATATTATCCAATCAATTTTAGGCATTTTAGATAATGTTTCTTCGTTTATTAAAGTAATATCTCCTAAATCAATTATGTTTGGAAAGTTATACTTTGCTATTGCTTTTGCATGTTTGTCAATTTCAGAGGAATAGTAATTAGTGATACCTAAATCTTTAAAAGTTAAATATCCTGTTTCTATTCCTCCGAATAAACTTATTATGTTCAAAAATTTGTTAGTTTAGAACTTTGATGTTCTTCTAAATTCAAATTCATACAAATCTTCATCTAATGCAGGGGAAAAACCTACATAACCTTCTACAAGACTTGGATAAACATTTCCTCCACTTCTATAACAAATACCTATTGGAGATTGAGTAGATATTATTATCTTATCCGTGTTGACAATATGAATAATAGGTCTATTTTGTTCATCAACTATCTCCATATCATCGGGATAATTTGAAAGAAGTTCTATTAATTTTTGTTTTGTGAGCATTTTGTATATTTTCTTTTCTCAATCAAGTTAATCTCAATAACTCCAGATTTTCTTCTTATAGTGTAAGTATAAGTTTTTGTATTTGGATTAAATTCAGCAGAATAGATTTTCTGATAGATAGAATTATAAAATTCATCATGTTCTTCTTTCTTTAATTTAGGTAAAACAATAATAGTCTTTCCTTTTGATTCAGACTTTTTACCTTTTGCAGTAATAGCATTGAACGTTTGAATTTTTTGCATTAATGTCATAAATGATTGTCTATAAAGTTTTGTAGAATAAAACAAAAACTTTGTCTCCAATATTAAATTTTGTTTCTATTGTCATATTTCTAATGTTGTGAAATTTAAACTTTGAGATACGTATTCACATGTTTCGTTTTCAGGAATAAACACATCTATTTCATCTTGAAGTCTTTTCAATTCATCAAAAACTTCATCATCTTCAACATTAAATCCTTCAAATTCATAATGACCAGGTTCTAAAGTAGTTTTAATTTCTACTTCCATTTCATATTCTACGATAAATCTAACTGTTGCTTTCATTTTGTTATATGAGGAAAAGGTTTGTTAATATATTTATCTTTTGGTATGTCCACCGATTCATCCTTGATTGTGGTAGCATTTCTACTACCACATCTCGGACATTTTTTATTGTTGTGGGTTTTACCACAGTCATTACATGTTTTCATACTATACGCCACAAGTACCACCTTTAGAAATATCACATACATCAAAAAATTCTTCTTTGAATTCTTGACCTTCCATGCTTTTAGCTTCATTATAATCTACTATTGTTAAAGGTTGTCCACCTCTACTACCATCTGGATAGCAAGTAAAACCTCTCAATCTAATAGCATATTTAGCTAAAACCATAGCAAAATCTTTTACTCTACTTTCATTATTTAATGGTGTATTCCAAGAAGGTAAATTAATTGTTGAAGAAATGCTCATATCAACATAATCTTGAATATCAGCTTGAAATTTAATTCTTCTTTCATAATCGTTGGATAGAGAAAGGGCTGTTTCAATGTTGTCAGGATGTATTCCAGAATCAATGAGAAGTTTAGCTGTTCCGTCAATAACATATTGATAATGCCATTCTTTGTTACCTTTCAAATACCTTCTTTTGTAAGCCACTGCAAATAACGGTTCAATTCCTGTAGTTGTCATTTTGTTATCATTAGGCTCTTTATCCTAATTTCTTATAGTTTCCTATAAGTTCAGACTATATCTTCATCCTCATTGAGGAGATGGGATTTCGTGTCAGGTTTATTATTTGACTTTTCACCTGTTAGTCGTTGCACCTTTTCAACTACTTTCATGTCATTCGTTGAACTTGGCTCAAGATTACCATGAGAACTGATTAAATTACACCAATATAAAAGTTCTTCGACAGAATAATTATTTTTTAATCTATTTACTGTTTTATGAACCCACCATACATTATCTTCTGTATAACCTTTATTAGAGTCTATTCTATCAAGAGAAGCTGTAATAAAATCCCAATTAGGGTTACTATTTTTTCTCTTTTTAGATAAAGTAATATCTAATCCTGTTAAAGCACATTTTCCTTCTTGTTTGACAAAAATAGAATGTAAAAATTCTTTAGATACAAATTCTAAATCTCTTTGAATAGCTCTTCTTTTTATATAAGAATAAAACGAACCTGTTAAATCTCCAATTCCTTTGTATGTAGTAGGAAGAGGATGAGCTTTAGCAGTTCTTTTTGAAGAGCAAGATTTACAACTTTTACATCTTCCTGAAATTAAGTCTTTTGCTAGCTTAAATTCAATTTTATTGCAAGAACATTTAACCTCAAACATTATTCTTTTATCATTACTCAATTTTGTTTCTTCGGAAAATACAGTATAATAATTATATGTAGTATTTATTATTGGTACATGTTTCAATTTTTTATTAGTTCTTTTAGGCTTCCCTTGAATTAACCCATTTTATTTTGATGAGATTACTCTCAAAAGCAAGCTACAACTTTTTAACCTGCCATGATTCCTATAGTACCTGTTGGTGCAATTGCTCTATAAGCAACAGGTTTTGAGATATTAAGTTGTTTACATAATTGGTTAGCCCCTAACTCACTTTGTTCTTTATATGATTTTAACCAATCATGTAATTCAGGAACAACTTCATATTTGTAACCTCTTTGAAGTAACCACTCATGCACTCCCATCAAACCTAAACCTAATCTTCTGTTTTTCTCTCTTACTTCATATATCTTTTGATAAGGTAAAGTCGCTTTTAAAGTTCCGCAGACTAAGAATTTTGAAGCTAAGTAATTAACTCTAATAAATTCATCAATTGTTTTAATTCTTGACATATTTATAGAACCTAAATTACAAACATCACTATCATCAGCACTTGTAACTTCAGTACAATTAGATATTATAATACCTTCTGCTTGAAAAGAATGTTCATCAACACCTACATTACAGCAAAATACATCTGATATATTAGATTCTTCTATAGAAACTACTTTAAAAATAATAGGATTACTTTTTTCAATATTAACTCTTTCAGTTTTTAAAAAATCAGTATCTCCTTTAATTATTAAGTTCCAAGAAGGAGTATTTTTAAAACCTCCATTAGAACCTTTATTTATACCGCAAGTTAATCCTAATGTTTCACATAATCTACCTACTCCTTTAAGAAACTCAAAATTAACTGAAGATAACCTAGCGTGACCAAGTGAAGTATTACCATCAGCATCTAATAAACCTTCTAAAAAAGATTTTCGTGAATTAAAATCCCAACTAAAAACATCTGAAGGAAATTCTTTTTTATTTCTATTTGAAAATAAATCATTATTACCATAATACATTCTATAAATCCCTCTAATATCCTCATTACAAGATAATGGCTGAATAATAGAATCTAATATTCTATCTTTACATTTTATTTTGTCAGAACACAAAGGTATTTCTAATCTACTGTATTTCTTATGAAATGAACCATCTCCATAGGCAAAACCTAATAAATAAGCATCTTGGACTATTTTACCATGAGTATATACTCCTAAAGACACTTTTAATTGTTCTCCAATATCTAAATCTTTAGCTGCAATTCTTCTACCATCAGACGTGATAAATTCATGGTCAGGAGAACAGGTTATTTCTTTTCTTCCTGTCATAGTAACAGTTACAGTAGGACTATCTTTTCTTGTTTTAGTAAATATTGTTTTTGCCCATTGTAATCCAGTCCAAACTTCTACTTCTCTACCTACTATATCTAAAACCTGTTTATAACCTTCTTTAGTTAATACCCAAGTTTCTCCTACAATAGGAGCATTTCTAAGAGTTTCAATCACTTTCTCAAAAAAGTTAAAACTAAACCCCGGTTCTCCTGTTTTAAGAGCTTGACGACAATTTTCAATAAATACAATAGGTAGGGAAACAATTGGAAGATTAAAAATTCCCATACTCCCCTCTTTCTTATATATTTCTTTTAATTCATCAAAAGACTTTCCATAAACTTCTTCGAGAAAATCATTATCATAATTTAAAGAAACATTAGTCATATCAAGAGGAGCATGATAATTAAAATCAAGTTCTTTTAGTTTACCAATAGTAAGTTGATTACCATTTTCATCAAAAGCTCCTGAAACAGGCATGTTATACCAATCTTTAGCATGTAAGAATTCTTCAACATCACCATGTTTCCAATTTAGACTTGCATAAATCGCACTATTATGAGTTAATAACCCATTACAATAAAAATTATGGTCATTTTCTACTTCTATATCAAAAGTTTGTACATTCTTCACATTATACTCAATTGATTTTACTTCAACAGGTATGAAATCAATTTCTCCACCATAATCTTTAAAAGTTTGATAGTTTAAACCTTTACCTTTGAAAGAAGGAACTACTTTTTTTAAATCTTTAGGTTTAAATTGTTTTTTAACTATGCTCATTGGTACAGTAAAACCATAAGTCATTCTTGTATAATTAACTAATCCTTTCGAGGAATATTCTCCAATTTTTTCATTATATTCTTGTCTGAATCCTATAAAAGAAACTATATGTTTCTTTTGCCAGTTTAATTGCTTTGGAGTATGGGAAGATAGTCTTGTAGCTATTCCAATAGATGAGCAAAGATTCTGCAATTGTTCAGCAAAAGATTGATACACAGTAGTAACAAGATTTATTGGTCTATTTTTAATACAACCGTCAGAATCTACAATTCCTGCTAAATAAGCACCTCTTATATCTGAAGTATTTTCAAGAATAAAATTAGGTATTTGTATGATTTCTTTTGGTTGTTTAATATAATTTTCAAAATATTCTGCTAATCTTTGACCACTTGCTCTTACATTTACACAATTTTCATTTTTTCTAAATTCAATAGTAACATTTGTTCCAAACCTTTCAAAAACTTCTTTAGCTCTTATATAGCATTTTTCATCGTTACTATTAAAAGATATAGAAACATAAGATGAACCTCCTATATTTTGTTCATATCTAATATTTTTTCTATTATAAACATACCCGTCTCCATGTACTAAACCTATCAACCAAGCTAAATCTACATCTAAATTAGGTATAGATATAGGTTGGCAAGTTGAAGAATTTTTAGGTCTAATCTCTGTAAAATCATTAGGAAGCTGTAACTTTTTACCTTTAACTTCTTTATTAAAATGACATAAAACATCTCCTTGTTTTAATTCGTCAATTTGCTTCCATATTTTATCTCCATTTTCATTTAACACAGCCATTTTATGATTACTTGTTCCATAAAATACTCCTGAATTTGTAATAATTTTATCAATATTCTGATAACCTTGTTCTATCTTATTGATTATTTTATTAATACCGTTTTCAGTATAGACATTTTCTCCTACAATAACATCTTTTATTTTAATCAAACCTCTTTCAGTATAAACTAATGAATCTTCAGGTAAACATCTTCTTGAACCACCTTGCATAACTCTTCTACCAATTTCATTAATCATTTCCATTTTTGAAACTGTTCCTGAAGCATGACCACCAGTCCTTTTGATTATAGAACCTTTAGGTCTATAGACAGAGTAATCAATTCCAATTCCTCCTCCTACCATAAGGCATGACTCAGATTTCCAAGATAAATCAGCCCAATCTTCTCTATTATCTACACAAGCTTTTAATAAGAAACAGTTGTTGAAAAATTTATTCAATCTTCCTGCATAATACAAGTATCTACCACCTGCAATAAATTTCATTTCAGAATGATATTTAACCAATTCATCAATTTCTTCTTGAGGTAACAATCCTCCACAAACATCTTCAATTAAAGTTTTACTAAGTTGTTCCCAAGTTTCAGCTTTTTCATGCTTATACTTGTACTCAAAAATGTTTTTGCTAAACTCTGTTCTAAATGGCATTAATCAATTAGTTCCATAATTCTTTTCTCTAATAACTCTTCTTCTTGTTTAACGAGTATTTTGAAAAGTTCATTTTCATTTAAAGATTTGATAGTTTTCTCTATTTCTTGTATTGAAACATGTTTATTATTTGTTTATTTTCTTCCATTCTCTTTTCAAATAGCTTTTTTTGAGCTTTGTTGGAAGGAGATTTTCAAATCATCAATAATTCCTTGTGCTTTCAACCAAAAATCATCACAGAAGGTTTATTTTCAACATTAAAAACATTTCTATATTCATCAACTAATGAGAAAAAACTTTTATGTCAAATTTCACTTTCATTAATCAATTACTTTCATGTATGTCTCATAATCTAATTTCATCACTAAATATCTTGCTCTATCGAATTTTGAAATTGCATTTTTTTTAGTGAGCTTATCATGATACATTTGCAACTTCTCAGTATTTGATAACCAAGGTTCTATATCAAAAATAAATTTTATCAATCCTGCTAAATAACCTGTACAACTAACTCTTGCTCCTGTTAGTGGGTTTTCAAATGTTTTTTCATCTCCTTGCTCATAAATATATTCTTCAAGGAATTTTATATCAGCTTTAGTAACTTGTTTATTCTTTTTTATTTCTTCAATTGTCATATGATTTTTTCTTTTGTTAAAATTTGTTTTACTTGTTCAATAAGCTCTTCTATAGTACCATTGTTATTTTATTGAAAATGCTTTATCTATTGTCCAACCTAATTGTTTTATTCTTGCAAAGACTTTTTTATATTCTAAATTTAAATCTTCACACCATTCTTTTAAAGGTTTTTCTTCTCCTTTATAATTAATAATAAAATTACTTCTTCTATTCATAGATTGTGTTTTAGAAGAAGCCCAAATACAATTATCTTTATTATATCCTTTATCATTATTTACTCTTTCAATAGAAAAACCTTTTGGACAAATTCCCATATCTTCATAAAAATTTTCAAAAGATTTTAACCATTTATCACAAACAGTAATGCCTCTTCCACCGTAATTATGATAAGAATTATTATTAGGATTAGTACATCTTGCTTTAATATTAGTCCAAGTAATATATTCTCTTGTACCTATTGCATTATGTTTAACAGCGTTTGTTTTAGCTAAACACCCACAAGATTTTACATGACCGTTATTAAGTTTATTAGTAGATACTATTTTAGTGTTACCGCAATCACACTTACAATGCCATTTACCATTACCTACATAACCTAATACTAATAATTGATTATACTTATTATTAGTTATATCAACCCAAACATTGCTTTTTCCTTTTAAATATTCCATGTTATTTTATTTTTATTTAAAACAAAGATACTATAAAATATTTTCATTTATAAGAATAATTTTAATTTTTTCTATAAGTGATTGAATATCAGAATCATTGTCCACAACATAATCAAACTCTGCTTTGTCAAGACTAGTTTCTGATAAGTGCTCTCCTGATTTACTAACTGGACAACTCATTTTATGATAACC